TTTTTGTAATATAAAAAAAAAAAAAAATAAAAAAAATTAATAATTAAAATAAATATAAATTTTTTTATATTTTTTTTTTTTTTTTTTTTTTTTTTGCCAATTCAAATTTACAAACTTTATGGATATTTGCCTAAATTTTTAGATTTATTTACAGAATATATTGTAATAACAAGATAGTGCCTATTTTATTCATTAAAAGCTTTTATTCTAAATCAATCTTTGTAAAATTATATAATTTTGGTTCCTATCAAATTCTATCTCAATAAAATTCGATTTCCTGCCATGGTGAACCCAGTTTCTGCCACTTCATCTGTTGTCCCCAATTCTGACCACTTGGTAATTGTTCTGACCAACCAGTGTAAATAGTTCCTAGTTTGAGGTGCTTTACCTTATAATATAAATAATAATCTTTATGCTTAAAGTCTATCTTATATCGACGATGATTGGCCATTTGAGTTGCTCCCGGTGTAGTAGAACCGTCCCAAGCCGCTGTTGTATAATTTGCGTCTGTCCATTGTGGCATTGGGTTAGGTAGTGCTGGGAGAAAATGATCGTACGTAAAAGAGGCATTTGGTATATAGATGTCTGTAGTGTTGTTTGTGTCGACACTGCTGTTGTTAAATGAGCAGGTTACAAGCCATTCCCATGTTGCACCGTCTTTGCTCCCCCATACACCCCATCTTGAGTCACCCATACTCGCAATCCCTGTACTATTCCCTGCACTTAGGTTGTTTATTTCACTAACATTTATTATCCACCCAATTCCATGAAATTTATAGTGCGTTCCATTCATAGGATGTATCTGAAATTCTGAAGCAGCACTGATAGCACCTTGTGGTCCAGTTTCCCAATTGCCTCTGTCACCATTCATCATATATTGAACTGGTGTTACGAATACTAGTGTGCTAATATTAGGTGTGTTTGGACCACTAGAGTTGAAAGAGTGAAAATTGGCTCCCTCAATGAACCAAGTATAACGGCGATCACCATGCGAAACCCCCCACCTTTGTTCCTCACTGAGATCAGTGGCTACATCTATTTGAGCGGGAGAGCCTCCTGTCCAACTAAGAGTGGTGCCATTTGTAGTCAAAAATTTACCCGAATTATCTGTTTGGGTTGGTAAAATCTCACTCCAACTATATGTAGTACCATCAGTAGTTAAAAATTTACCAGAATTTGATGTCTGACTAGGTAAAATATCGGTATTTACTATCCCCCAAGTCATTGAACTCCCGTCAGTAGTTAAAAATTTACCATTATTAGATGTTTGAGAGGGAATTATAGGTATGTTTGAAATATCTGCTTGTGTTACTAAACTTTTATTATTTACAATTTCTGTTGCTAGATCATTTAATGATATTCTATTACTCATTTTATAGTAAACAGTATAAAAATCTTTAAATAGATATTTAATTGATCTATTTAAATTTTATTTGTAAAGATGTTGATGTTTTCTAATACCCAATTGATACTTAGAAATATTATTATTTTTATTTGTTTCTGAAGATTTTAAATAGTTTAATAAACTATTATTAGTTCTATTTAGAATTCTGTATAATTTCCTTTTTTGAGCTCTTTTAATTCTAAGTTCTAGTTTTTTTTTATAGCTAAGATAATAGTTTTCAATAATTCGTACAGATCTTTTTTTTTCAAAAATTTTTAATCTATTACGTAATTCTGTAGAATTATTTTGAATATTATCTTCTTTATAAAAAATGGTATCTAATATCCAATTCAACATTCTTAATATATTAAAATAAAATATTTTAAAATTTTCTCTTTGATTAATGAAAAATAAAATTTTTTATTTTTTATTTTGTTACAGTATTAAGCTCGGTTTAATGAATATATATATATATATATAATAATATTTTAAATTCTAATAATGTTGTTATATTATAAAAAAAATGAATTATATACCACTAGTAATATCATTTCTAAATATAATAATATTAATTTCTCGATTTTTAAATTCATTAAACTTTATTTAATCGTTAAGGTTTTCATTATTTTTTAATTTTATTTATCAATAATTTAGACTTTTTTAATGAAAACTTATATATTATTATATTAATAACGATGTTAATCAATAAAATTGATTACAAATTAATATATATTTTTTTAGGAATAATTATACTAGCTATATTAGGTCATTATATCAAACAAAAACATCAAATAAGGGATAATATTGAAAATTTTGAATCAATTATTGTTCACGATAACTATAATAAAATATATGATAAATTTTATGCGGGAATATATAATGAATTATTTAATTCTATAATGAAAAATGAATATGAAATTCAAAATATTAAGACTTATTCTTTAGATTTATATGCTAAAAATAATAAAGAAAAAATACATATATTAGATGCTGGATGTGGAATTGGAAATCATCTAAAAATATTAGATAAAAAACAATATAAATGTACAGGATTAGATAATTCACATAATATGTTAAAAGAAGCAAAAAAAATAAATGCTGGTTTAGATCTTATAAAAGGAGATTTTCATAATAAATTGATATTTAAGAAAAAAACTTTTTCTCATATTTTATGCTTATTTTTTACAATTTATTATAGTGATAATCCAGAAAAAGTATTTAAAAATTTTAATTATTGGTTAAAATCAAAAGGATATTTAGTATTACATCTAGTTCATCCAAAAAAATTTGATCCGGTTCTAGAAAAAGCATCATCGCTTATTCCATTATTTAATCCTCAAAAACATAGTCATAAAAGAGTAACACAAACAGAATTACATTTTAATAAATTCAAATATAATTCTGATTGGTTATTTAATAAAGAAAATGTTACATTTACTGAAAATATAAAACTTAAAGATAATTCTAAAGTTATAAAAAATACACACAAATTTACTATATATAAAATTAGTAAATATATAAAATTATTACAAAAATGTGGCTTTAAGTTAACAAAAATTATTGATCTCACAGTAACTAATCATGAATTTAATAATTTATATATTTTTAAAAAAATATATGGATATTAAGTCAAACTGAATAATAATTTCTTAAATATTTTTATTTCTTAGTGAACAAAAATTTTCTACAAAATTAACATCAGTATTGGAATTAATATTGAATTGATATATTATATCACCAATTACACGAGTAATCTTAGATAGATCTTCATTAAAATTCCAATAAGAAATATTATTATCATTTTTCTTCTTCTTACTATTTAAATTTTTTTTTTCAATATTAATAAATGTAGTATTATCATAATAAGATAAATTTTTTAATTTATTTTCAGAATTATTTTTTTTTGTATCTGTTATTTCTTCATCTAATATTAATTCTCGAAATTTTCTTGGAGATTTATGTATTGAATTATTATATTTTTTTATATATAATTCAGAATTTGGATATTTAATAAATTCTTTTTTTTTTTTTACTATAGAATTTTTTTTTTTTTTTATTTTTTTTTTTTAATAAATAAAAAATTTATTTTTTTTTTGTTTTTTTTTATTATTATTTTTTTTATAATTTTTAAAATTTTTTTTTTTTTTTTTTTTTATTTTTTTTTATATTATTTTAATTTTTTATTTTTTATTAATTTTTTTTTTTTTTTTACTATAGAATTTTTTTTTTTTATTAATTGTTTTTCATAATCAATAAAAGATTTAGTTATATTTTGATTTGTAATATCAATATTATTATTATAAATTCTAAAATCCTTTTTTTTATTTAACATTATATTTAGTAATATTTTCTTTAACTTTATCTTTAAATAAATCTATATCTTTTAAATATATCATAGAAGCTTCGGAATTAAGAGGATCTTCTGGATTAGGATATAGTAATAATTGAGGTAGAAAAGTATTATAAATATGACATAAATTATAAATAGGAGTCCAAGTTTGATTTAGAACATTTAAACAAATAGATCCTGAATTAAAATCAACATTAGGATGATAAATTTTTGTAATAAAACCTACTGAAGGTGATTTGTATGGATATTCTTGAGGTAATTCAATACGTATATTCCATATTCCACCATTATAATCAGATTCATCTGGACCTTTAAATTTTGTATAAATGATGATATTTGTGTTATTATAATCAACTGACATTGATAAAGCTATATCCTTTAAATCAGCAATATCTTTATTTATACGTTTTAACATTTTATATATTATTTAATTTATTTGGTTTTAAATAATTTTTTAATAATAATTTAACTAATATATCATTCATTTATATTTATAGTATAAATTTTAGTAAGATTATCCCAATAACCTATATTTTTAAAAGAATAATCTATAAAATCTAATAAATTTTTAAATTGTATTTCATATAATAAACTTACACAATCTCTAACATTTATAGTAATAAAATATTTATCATTGTATAAATATAGACTTATTGGATCTTGTATTATATTAGGAGTTTTATCTATTAAAATATTATATTTTTTATTTAAATCTTTTAACATTGGTTGACATTTTTCATGCCAAGCATTTAATTTATTTGTTAATGAATAATAATAGATAATAGGTTTAGATAAATATACAATTTTCCATTCTTTTGTATCTAATAATATTATTATTGTATAATGGTGAAAACAGCCTTTATAAATTCTTGAATGACAACCACCTATATAATAATTGTCTTTATAGTGTATTAAATTAGAACCTCCTCTTAAAAATGTTTTAGATGTATTTAAGGGTAAATCAATATTTTCTTGTTTAAATACAATAGTACATACTCCATTATCATATAAATTATAATGAATTATAATTAGAGGATCATAATTATAAACAAAATATAATTTATTATCTTTTATAAAAGGACTCCAATTTTTTTCAATAAAATTATGTTTCATATTTTCGATTTGAAGAAATTTAGGTTGCCATTCATCAAATAATGTCAGTCCTATACACCTTTGTTGTAAATAATATGGAGATAAACAAATAAAAATGGCATAAACTTTATTATTTAAAATAAATAATCTAGGATCTTCACCTTCAATATCAAAACCATATTCTCGAGGATTTATCCAATTACTTTTAGTAAAATATAATCCATTTTTTTTATTTCTATTTATTCTTTCACAATTATATCTAATATTGTTAAGATAACATTCCGCTTTAAACATGCAGAAATTAACATTATATTCTCCGGTAATATTACTTATATATTTTGTATATACATTTTCACTATAATTATTTAAAATTATTTTATATTGTTCAATAGTTTCATCACTACACTCAGAATTTAGATGATTTATATCTAAATTAAAAATGTTATACCTTCGTATATTTTATACCCAATAAAGATAGATACAGCTTTTTCTATATATTTACCTATACATCCAAAATGTTTTTCTGATGATAATTTACTAAATATTGGATATATTTCATCTACAAGTTTTTCTAACCATTCACATAATGTTTCATAAATTTTTACAGGATAAATATTATTTTGATATAAACTTAAAGGTTGATTTTCTAATTCTTTTAATGTATAGTTTTTATTAAAATATTTATTATAACTTTTTATTAAAAAAATTAAGTTATATTTTTGTGAATACATTAATGAATTCCATCTACTATTTTTTACTATATAATATTTATTATTAAATATATATATTGATGTTTTATTAAGATTATTATATATTTTATTGTGTTTAATATTTTTTGAAAATCCGATCATTCTTTATTTTGATATAATTTATTCCAATAAATATGTAAATAGGCACTTGTAAGCATATAGCCTCTTTTCTGTAAAAATGGATTATATTTATCTAGTTCATATTCTATTATATTATTACAGTTTTTCCTTTTTGAATACATTTCATTTAAGCCATAAAAAGTAAAATAAAAATTATTGTCATAACAATTATATTTATTTTCAAAAATACTAAACATTTTTAAATTTGAAATTGAATTATCAAATAATATTCTATTATCATCTATTAATAATTTAACAGAATTTATAGGAATATTATGATGAATGAAATTATAATCTTGATTATTAATATGACATATATCAACTTCTATATTATAATTATAAATATTTCCTTTAATTAGTGAAATTCTGTTTTTATATATATTGATATCATTTTCATATAAAGTAATGAAATTAGAATCAAATTCAAAAATATATATATGTGCATTAGGGAAATTTTTATAAAAATTAATACTATTTTCAAAATTTCTGGGATATATTTCAAATATTGTATTAACTTTTATTTTATCATTAATATCATTTAATAAATTATCGATCATAATACAATTATATTGATATTTATTTAGATAAAATATAAAAAATTTGAATCAATAAATATTCATTTAATATAAAATAATTAATGAGTAATATTGACACAGAGAGTAATACATTAGAATGTAAAATATACGATAATACAGATGAAAATATGAAAAAACTTGCTGATAAGGTATTAGATGGAGAGCTTGTTATTTTTCCAACAGAAACAGTATATGGAATTGGAGCAAATATCTTCAATGAAAAAGCAATAAATGACATTTTTGCTATAAAAAATAGACCTAAAAATAATCCATTAATAGTTCATTGTTTAGGCTATTATGATTCAAAATCATTAACTAATTTAAATGAAATGGATGATTATTGGTTTAAACTTTTAGCGGATAATTTTTGGCCAGGACCATTAACAATTGTAGTAAAAGCAAGTAAAATAGTAGCTTCCAATGTAAATTGTAACAATGGCTATGTAGGACTAAGATCACCGAAACATAATGCGATTAGATCTATAATTCAGTATGCCCAAACTCCTATTGCTGCACCTAGTGCTAATATTTCAGGAAAAGTAAGTTCTACTTGTTTAGAACATGTAAAAAAATATTTTGAATCATGTAAAATTAATATTATTAATGATAATGATTATATTTCGGAATTTGGAATAGAAAGTACTGTAGTAAAATTAGAAAATTCAGAATTATCAATATTGAGACAGGGATTTATAACAGAATATGATATAAAGTTATTTTATAATAAATATTGTAAATCTCATTATTTAAAAATATTACATAAAACAAATGTAACTGATAATATATCTCCAGGACAATTAAAATCACACTATTGTCCCAACAAACCATTATACATATTAAATCTGATATCATATCCGGATGATACTGAATTTCAAAAAAATAAAGAAGAAATTTGTTCTGTAACTAATAATTACTTAAAAAATTCTATTTTAATAGATTTTAATTCAATATGTTTTGAATACAAAGATAAATTTTTAGGATATGTAGATCTAAGTTCAAATGGTGATTTCAAAGAAGCAATGTTTAATTTATATAATGTATTTCATCAATTAAATGATATTAATTGTGATAAGATATTAATATATAATTTTGGAAATATAGAAAATATATATACTGAATCAATATGGGATAAAATCACAAGAGCTTCTATAAATAATATTTATATTCCTATCAATTTCTTTTAATACGTTTAAAATAAGCAAATAAATTTCATTAGTATATAATATAAATATATGGAAAGTTTTTCTCAAATTATAGATCCTGAAACAGATCAAGTTATAGATACTTCAACATCTCATGGTAAATTGATAATCAAAAATTATTTAAATGCTATTAAATATGGACCTGAAACAGATAAGATAGTTTCTACAAAAATGTTTTACAAAGAAAAAAAAAGTTCTAAGTCTAATTTAAAACAAAAAATTGAAAAAGAAAAAATATCAGAAGATAAAGTACAATCTAATAATAATAAAGAATCTAATAATAAAAGTTTATCAAAACAAACTGGTGGTAATTTAGGGACATCACGTGGTTTATGTCCTCGATGTAAGAAAGATGTATTTAGTACTCAAGAAAGAGTTAAAAGTAATGGAAAATATTATCATGAACAATGCTATCAATGTTCATAAAATATTATTTTTTTTATGAAAAAATAGTATTATTAAGTAATTCGGTAGTATTAGGCCTCATTTCACTATTTACATTAAAAACCTTAAGAAAAAAGATTTTTAAATTATCAAGTTCATTCGAAGTTATTTTAAATTTTATTTTTTTTTTTAAACTGTAGTTAATTTCTTTTTTTATATTTTTTTCAATAATATCTTTATTTTCTCCTAAAAATATTTTTGTACAACTAGATTCTTTATAACCTGAATTTATACATAATAAATAACATATAATACCATATGCCCATATATCACTTTTTTTACCGAATAAATAATCTAGGATTTCAGGAGGGCTAAAAGCAGCTGAAGCCATTTGACCATATATTTCTCTGGATATATCATCTTTTATTTTTTTTGCTCCACCAAAATCAACAATAACAAAATCAAAATTATTTATTTTTTTATTATTAACTGAAAATATATCTTTAAGTAATATATTTTCAGGTTTTAAATCTAGATGAGCATAATTATTTTGATGAATGATATGAATAGATTCTAGTAGTTCTTTCATAAATTTAATAACAGTCTTATAAGTATAATTATTAGAACTATTGCGTAAAATACTATCTAAATTTATACCATATTTTTCTATAATATAATATTCCTGTATTTTATATTTTTTTTCACTTGTATTATTATAAATTTTTCCATAATCTACAACAAGACCAATATTTTCCGATTTACTTGACAATTCATATTGAATTTTTATACCTTTTAATTCAGAATTAATACTATCTACTGTAGAATTTTTATTTGATATTCTTATTATAATCTTATTATCACATGGAGTTTTATTATCTGTACTAAATGAATAAATATTATTAAAACTTCCATTATTAATAAGTTCATGAATAAATATTTTAAAAATTTTTGAAGATCTGTATGATACTAAAAATATATTTTTATTAGGCTCTATGATTACTTGATTATTATCATCATTTTTAATATTTTTTATTTGATTTTTATTAGCAATAATATTAGTCATAATAGTATTGATTCTATTCATATTTTTTTTTTTTCCTCCTATTGAATTAGTCATGATAGTATTAATTTGATTGGTATTTTCATTAGCTTTCATTGTGTTTAATATTGTATTAAATGATTTATTAAAAAAATTATCTAAATTTGATGTAGAAGATTCTGAAGTAGAATACATATTAATATTTAAATATATTTTTATTTAAATATTTTTATTTAGACAATAAATTTGACATAATATTACAATAAATATATTATAATAAAATGAATTTTCTAATAATTGACACAAGTTATCTAATTTTTTATAGATATTACGCAACAATACGATGGTATTGGTTTGCCCATAGAGACGATAAGTTTGAGAATGATTATGATTGGAGTATTAATAATATTTATATGGAAAAGTTTAAAGATAAATTTTTAGAAACAGTTTTAAAAATAAAAAAAAAATATGATATACCTTTTGAAAATATTATATTTTGCAGAGATTGTTCAAGAAAAGACATATGGAGAAATAAATATTTTGATACCTATAAGGCTAATAGAGAATATGAAGATAATTTTTCTGGTTCTTTAATTTTTAAAAGAGTTTATGAAGAAATATTACCAGAAATTATTAGAGATAAAAAATGTAAAGTTTTAAAACATGAGAATTTAGAGGGAGATGATATAATATATCTTACAAAAAATTACATTAAAAAAATTAATAAAGAAAATAATATAATTATTATTGCAAATGATCATGATTTATTACAATTAATTGATGATAAAACATTAATAATAAATCTTAAAGAACAAAAATTAAATGAAAAATCTTTAGGTAGTCCAGAATTAGATTTAGAAGTAAAAATAATATGTGGTGATAAGTCCGATAACATACCACCATGTTTTAAAAATTGTGGAACAAAAACTGCTGTAAAACTTATTAGTAATAGGTCTTTATTAAAGGAAAAATTTAGAAATAATCCATCATCGCTTAATACTTATGCTACAAATAAAATGATAATAGATTTAAATAATATACCTGTTGAATTAAAAGAATCTTGTTTATTGAAAATACAAGAACTTTTTAATTAAATTTGATATTATATAAAGGATAATTATTATTAATATAAAATCTAAAGATGAAAATAAAAAAATCTATAAATAGAATTATTTGGTATGACTTAGAAACTACTGGTTTTAATCCATATCATAATAATATTATTGAGATTGCTGCAATTGATAATTTAGGTAACAATTTAAATGTTTTGTTAAAGATAAAGGACCCTTTACCTGAAAAAATTGTAGAAATAACTAATATTACAGACGATTTACTAAAAGATGAAGGGATTGATCAATATGAAGGATTAAATGAATTTAATAAATTTTTAAAATTATATGATGAAGATAATAAATACAAAAATAGAACATATTTAGTTGCTCATAATAATGATTCGTTTGATCAATTATTTCTAAAATATCAATTTTTAAGATACAAAATTAATTGTAATCTAGATATATATAAATATATTGATACTTTTCGATTAAGTCAACTTGTATCAAAAACACTAAATTCACATAGTTTAAAAACTTTAACAACAATATATAAAGTAAAGAATGAAAGAGCACATAGAGCAATGAGTGATACTTTAGCATTACAAGCTATATTTTATAAATTAATAGATAGAGCTATAAAAACTTTTAATATAGATACATTAGATGATATTATAGATAAAATTAAAAATCCTAAATATGATTAAAAGATAGATTTTATAAAATCAAAAAAACTTTTATTACTAATTGTTGTTTTATTTTGAAGCTGTTCTTCTGCAATACTTAGTTTTAAATATAAGTCTTCCATTTTTTGAGCTAATTCATAATTAGCTTCAATATCAGTAACATGTAAATTCTTTTTATTTTCATTAGATTTATTTTCTAAAGTTTCCAAATTCTTATTTTGTATTTTTTTTAATTTTGAATTTTCAATTAATAATTTCTCTATCATTATTTCTTTTTCAGAGATAACATTATCACTATTTTTAATATTATTTTCTAATTGTTTATTTTTTTCTGTAATCTCATCAAACTCAGTTTCTAATAAAGTATATTTGTGTTCAGAATTTTCGAAATCTTCTTTCATAATTTCTGACATTATATCATTCTGTTTTTTAATTTCCATTAATTCTTTTTCAAAATTAGAACTTTTGCGTAATTCTTTTAATTCATTTTCTAATAATTCATTTTTTTTATTTAATGATATAATATTTTTTAGGTTTTTTAGTATTACCAATCTATTCTTATATCTAATAAATTGATTTTCAATTTTAGAAACAGAACTAGTTGTTATTTTTAAATTAATAAATATATTTTTTTGAATATTCATTCTAATTATACCTTGAATATAAGTAGTTGAACTTTTAAATTTTAGATATTTTTTTCGGAGATAATTAGAATAAAAATTATTGTAAATTATATTATGTGCCGATTTAATTTTTATCATTCTGTTTCTTGATATAAATTTTCGTACTATTGATTGTATTTTTATACAATTTTTTTTTTCATTAATATATTTTTTCCATTTTAATTGTAAATTAATTAATATTTTTTTAAAATTTTTATATTTTTTTTGATAAATAAACCTTTTAAATTCTTTTTGAATTTTTATACATGTCAATATTAATATTTCTTTTTTTTTATTACATATTTCTTCATAAACTTCTCTTTTCATAAAAATTTTACTATTGCCTATTTGGAATAAATTTTTATTATCATTTATATAATAAACTATTAGTTTATGAATATTATTATCATTAAGGTTTATTTTTAAACTATTCATTAATGTATAAAATTCATCTATAAATAAATTTTTTTTTATTCTTATTGGATATCCTGCTCTTGCAATTTTTATAGCCTCTAATACACCACAATATTTTAATTGTTCATATACTCTTATTCTATTAAATTCGTTAAATATATTTATATCATTAGGTTTTATACATCTAATATAATGTTGTTTAGTTAAATTAATTTGATCTAATAAATGATTTAATTGTAATTTAAAATTATTAATAATAAAATTATTTTTGCCTTTTTCTACATTATTAATATTAAAATCTAATTCTTTTATTATAATATTACTACTATTTATAAATAATTCATTTAGTCTATCGTCATATATATTTTTATTTTTTTCAACAAAATTATTGATAGTATAAGGTACTATTCCAGCATAATGATGTATCTTTAATTTTTTAAATACTATATCAGATTTTTCTATTGTTATTTTATCATTTTTTTCTAAATTTAAAGTAAGAGTATCATAAAATTGGTTATCATTACCAGATTTTAAAATACATTGTTCTGTTAACAAAGAAAAAATACCATCTTTTTTATTTTCAAATAAATTAACTATAGCATTATTATTTGGATAATCAATATTTTTCCAATCAATATTTTCTTTATTATATTCTATTTGTTCCAGTTCAAAAATATATTTATTAAATAAATTTTGCAGTTTTTCATTTGTATAGTTGATAGATAATTGTTCAAAACCATTTTCTTCAAATACTTCAAAACCAAAAATATCTAGAATACCAATATAATAACTATAATCAGATTTTATTATATTATTTATTTTTTTTACTATAAAATCAAATAATAAATCGTATAAAATTTGTGAAATAGTATCTCTAATTATATACATTTCTTCTTTTTTATTTTTTATTATAATAATCTCATTATTAACATTCAAATATCTGTTCTCTAATATATCTATCAAATTTTTTTTTTCTATCTGAATTAGACTACAACAATTATTCAAATATTTATTATCATTATCGGTTTCATCTATATTTCCTAAATTAAGAATAAAGGAAATTATTTTAAATATATGATCTAACTCATTTTTAGAAAAATTTAGTATATTGAATGATTCAATTAATTCATTATACAAATCGATATCATTAACACCATCATCTCTATTAATTATATTTGATTTATTTAGATAATTATAGAAATCTATATTATCATCTAAATTTAATTCTTCTTTTTTTGACTTATCTAATGATTTTATTAGTATATAAAATATATGAAAATTTCTTTCATCTTTAGACAATGATGTTAATCTTATTTTTTCTAATAAATAATTATTTATTTCTCCTCCTACCAAAATATAGTTTTTATCAAATAATAATTTTATGAATTTACCAAATCGACTAGAATTATCATTTTTAATTGTTTTAGCATTACCAAATGCTTCTAAAATAGGATTACATGCTAATATCTTTCTCTCTATATTATTTATCTTATTATAAGAAGTTGATGATATATAATTCATAATATATTTTGTTGTTTGTGTTTTTCCCGCTCCTGATTCTCCACTTACTAAAATTGTTTGATTTTTATTATTTTCTTTTAAGTTTATATATGCTAATTTTCCTATTAAATAAGGATGTGGTTTTTTAAAATCTACATTATTATAACATTCATTTATTATATTAATATTATAAATATCTAAATTTTTAAAAGGATTAATTGCTAATAATATATTATCATTGAAAGTATATATATTATCATCAATATATCTTAAATTAATATTATTAAGAATACTCGCAGCATTTAAATGAATCAATGATGTTAAATTAGGACATTTATCTTCTTCATCTGAATTTCTTAATAGATATTGTTTTTTGTCCTTTTTTAGAAATTTAATTTTTTTACTATTTTCTAGAGTGAAATACATATAGTTTTCATCAATTTCTTCTAATACACATTTTTTCCATATTGTATTAGTGTCTCTTACCCAATATAAATTATTATTGTCCATAATATTTATAATATATATTAGTAATATTTTTTGATTACTTGATAAAATAACATTTTTCTATTAAATACTTAATTTACTATTATTTAAATACAATTAAAAAAATATAAAGGTAAATTAACAGTAAATCAAATGATTATAAGCTTTATTAATAATTTAATTAAATTAACTTTTAATAAAATTATGAATACAATAATAAATTATTTTTATCATAGAAATATAAAAAAATATACATTAGACTATAAAGAAAGTTTAATAAAACAATATATAAATTATAACAAACTATATTTTAAAATAGCATATCTACCGCTTAATAAAATTTTAAAAAATATTGTTAAGAATATTCAAATATATAATTTAAATATTGTATTATACAATAGAAATAAAAATCCATACATTTTGGCTATTATTAAAAATATTAAAATTAATTTCAATGATGATATTGATATATTAATTGATAAAAATAATGATTTAATTGCTAGTGTAATAATCAATAATATCGATCATCATATAAGAACCGGCTATAAAAAATTATCAAGAATTCTATCATTTATACTTTATAAACAAAAATATATCATAAAAAATATAAATTGTAAATTTCATAATATAGATATTCATATGAATCAAATTAAAATCAATAAACAATCTGATTCATATAAAATATCTATAAATAAAATATTTTTAAAAAGAAATAAAGAGACTATAGGCATAATTACTAATATAAATTTAACTTATAACATTAAAATAACTATTAATATTGATAACTGTAAGATAATAATAAATGATAATGACAATAAAATTAAAGAAATATTATTTTTATTAGATAAGATAAAATTTAAAAGTTTAAATGAAAAAGAAATAGATTTAAAAATTAATATTAAAGAATTAAACGTAATATTGTCTAATATAAATTGTTGTAAAATAAATATTAAAAACATAAATATTAAACCATATTATTATATTGAATTTAATAATCTTAAGTTTATTAATTTTCTGAAAACAATATTAGATATAGAAGAATTTGTATATAATTTTAAAAATAATAGCATTATAAACAAAATTACCAAATTATATATTTTTGATAGTTTAGGTCATAAAATTTTTCTTTTAATTAACAAATATATAAAAAAATATAATATAAAATTACCTAATAAAGTAACTGTAAATGATTTATCAAATAATATAGAAAATTCTTATATAGATGAAAAAATATCTACTAATTATACTGAAGAAAAAATTAACGAAAGTTTAATTGATTCTATCGAATTTTTAGATGATCTATCATCTAGTTTTATAATTAATAAAACTGTACCTGTTTTTATCAATAACGATAAATCATCCATAAATTTATATAATTCATATTTAAAAGACCAAAAACATAATTACAAATTAAATATTTTAATAAATAAATTATTAATTTATTTTCCACCTAATAATCAAAATAATATTAATTGGGAATTTAAAGATTTATCTTATATTCAAAAACCAAATAATGAAAGCACACTATATATTAATAATTGGATTATTTCTAAAAATAATCTTATTTTACTAAAAAAAAAATATCATAAAGATGATAATCTTCTATATTTTAATATTAAAAATAATAATTTATATATTTTCGTTAAAAGTATTTATCTTAATTTATGTCCTGATTCTTTTGTTCTTATGAAAAAAAATATCGTTAATAACATTAAATATATTAATAAATTATTCTATACTGAATATGAATCTAATTTTATTGTTGATGAATTTTTTATAAAATATGTATCTATAAATTCTTTCATATTAGATTTTAGCTATTATCCTGATCAATCTCACTATTATAATTTATTATGTGGTGATTTCGATAAAATATATAAAATTACAAATTATAGTAATATAGAGTTGAAATTAAAAGAAATATCACTACATTATCCTAATAATTTTGATACTTTATTCTCAAAAGTTTTTAGTGATTGGATTAATGATATATCTACAAATCAAATTAAAAATATACTAAAAGGAACTAATATTGGAGTAACTGTAAATAAATTACCTAATATATATTTAACACAATCGTTTAAATTAATTAAAAAATTATTAAAAAATATTTTATATTTTTTTTTAAAGTAAATAAGTAATGTGGTTATAATACAAATATTAAAATATTTTTCATATATATATATATATGAAAAATATTTTGATAACAATATTAAGTTCTGATAATTTAAATTTACTAGAACAAAGTTATTTATCTGTTAAAAATCAAAAAACTAATAATTTTAAATGTACAATTTGTATAGTTATAAATACTTTAAATGATGATTATTACTCACAAGTTATTGAATATTTTAAAGGTACCAATAATTTATCAATTATTAGAACAGCTAGTAATGGTAGACCTGGTAAAGGTCATAATAGTCTTCTAAATTTATTTTTTCAACAGAAAGATTTTGATTATCTATTACCATTAGATGGTGATGATTTTTTATATCCATGTGCATTGCAACGTTTAGAATTATATTTACCATATAATCCTGATGTCCTCATGATTCCATATAATGATATGATTGTCCATAAATATCCTGGTCCAACAATGCATTTTCCTATTAGTAATAAATGCTATTTAAATTTTAATAATTTTGTTAAAGATATATATAATTTGTGGAAAGAAAAAAAAATTTCACCATTTAGATATAATATTAATGTTTGTAATACTGCTGGAAGATTGGTATTATTGTCTAGAAATGCTTTAGGAATGAAAATACAATATGATGAAAATTTAAAATGGTATGATGATTTTCTTCTTTTTATTGGTATATTTGATTATGCTTGTTTAAATAATACCAAATATAATATTTACATGCTCGACGATTGTGATATTTATCTTTATAATTTATTAAATCCTAATTCTGTTACTGAACAATTCAAAATTGATAATGAAAAAAAAAAATCAGAAGAAGAACACTATTTTAGGATTTCTGTTTATAATAAATTTTTGAATATAAGACATTGGGATTTAACAAAAATAAATAGATTAAAATCTGACATGATTTCTACATTTACAATTAAAGATAAAATTCAATTTGTTAATGATTTAGTTTCTAAAATTTCATTACCATCTATCGAAATTAATAAAAGTAATATAAATCATTTTATAAAATATTGTAAACAGGAAAAAATAAACGAATTGATCGATTTATATAGTAAAATTCCTGATATACCTCCTGAAAAAGAGGATAAAGAAGATAAAAAACAAACATTTAGTGTTCATTTAAATGATAGTAATGTTAATATCACACCTTAAGTGTTAAATATTAAAGTTAAATAATTATTTTAACTTAAAAATTTGAAGATATAAATATTTAATGAATATTGAAAAAATGATTGTTATAAAAAGAAATGGAAAAAAACAAGAAGTTTCTTTTGATAAAGTTATTTGGCGACTAAGATCTTTATGTGATATGGAACCAAAAATTAAAACTTTAGATCATATTAAAATTTCACAAAAAGTTATTTCACAAATTTATTCTGGTATTGATACTTCTAAATTAGATGAATTAGCCGCTGAAATATGTACCGGTAATAGTACAGTACACCCTGATTTTGCTAGATTGGCTTCACGTATTATTATCTCTAATAATCATAAAACTACATCTCCATCTTTTTCTGAAACAATATATCAATTATATAATAATAAAGATAAACATCAAAAACCTAATCCCCTTATATCCGAAGAAATTTATAATTTAGTAATGAATAATAAACAAAAATTGAATTCTTCAATTAATTATAATAGAGATTATGACTTTGATTATTTTGGTTTCAAAACTTTGGAAAAAGCATATCTTATAAAAATTAATGGTAAAACTGTAGAAAGAATTCAACATTTATTTTTAAGAGTAGCCTTAGGTATACATAAAGCTGATATTCCAAAAGTATTAGAAACTTATGATTATATGTCCCAAAAATATTTTATTCATGCTACTCCAACATTATTTCATAGTAGTACAAATCGTCCCCAAATGCTTAGTTGCTTTTTGTTAGGAATGGAAGATTCTGTTGATGGAATATATAAATGTTTAAGAGACTGTGCTAAAATTTCTAAATGGGCTGGAGGTATTGGTATATGGGCTCATGATATTAGGGCTGATAATTCTGTTATTCGTAGTACAAATGGTAAGAGTAATGGTTTAATTCCGATGCTTCGTGTTTTTAATGAAACTGCTAGACATATAAATCAAAGTGGTAAACGTCAAGGAAGTTTCGCTATTTATTTAGAAACCTGGCATTCTGATATATATGAATTTTTAGAAGCTAAGAAAAATCATGGAGATGAAAATGCCAGAGCAAGAGATTTATTTTATGCTCTATGGATATCCGATTTATTTATGGAGAGAGTGAGGGATAATGGTATGTGGACGCTAATGTGTCCTGATAAATGTCAAGGTCTTACTAAAGTATATGGAGAAGAATTTAATAAATTATATTGTGAATATGAAAAGCTTGATGATCACGTCTTTAAACGTGTTAAGGCACAAGAGCTATGGGAAAAAATTTTAATTTCACAAATTGAAACTGGAACACCATATATTTGTTACAAAGACGCAGCTAATCGTAAAACAAATCAACAAAATATAGGGACCATATCCTCTTCAAATTTGTGTTCAGAAATTTATGAGTATTCCGACCACAATCAATACGCCTGCTGTACTTTAGCGTCAATAGGTCTTCCAAAATATGTAGAACCATATGATTATAATAATATTAAAGAAATTATATTATTTGGTAAGGAAGCCTGTAAATTCTGTACATATTCCAAAACATATTTAGATAAATTATCGATAAAATATCAATATTTGGATGTAGAGAACAAGGCAAATAAAGAATTTATGGATCAGTTAAAACCAAAAGATTCATTAAATACAGTACCTCAAATGTTTATTGTATATAAGGATAATATAAAGGAATATATAGGAGGTTTTAGTGAATTAATAACTTACTTTAAACCAAAATATAATTTTAGAGAATTATATAAAGTAGCAAAAATACTAACTCATAATCTTAACAAAGTAATAGATATTAACTACTATCCAGTTCCAGAAACAAGATATTCAAATAAATTACATAGACCAATCGGTATAGGTGTTCAAGGACTTGCGGATGTTTATTCTTTAATGAGAGTAGGTTTTGATAGTCCAGAAGCACATCAACTTAACAAAGAAATATTTGCCACAATTTATTATGGATCAATGGAAGCTTCAATGGAAATAGCCAAAGAAAGAAACTTATATTTAGAAAAGATTATTGAATTAAGAGGAGATTTCACTAAACACAAATATACAAGAGCAAATGAATATGATAAATGTATAGATGATGTTTATACATGGAAAACAGGAGATACTAATAAAATTCCACATTGTAAAGAATTAGAAGAACTAGAAAATAAATATTTACCTATTGATGAAGAATTATATGATATAAATGAAGATGATGAAATAATTGGTATAAAAGATTTAAAATATATTGGTTCTTATTCATCATTTAAAGGATCTCCGTTATCTAAGGGTAAATTTCAATTTGATCTATGGAATGAAGATCCAATTGTTAAAGTAGATGATTTTATATTAGATTGGGTATCTTTGAGAGAAAATGTAATGAAATATGGTGCGAGAAATAGTTTACTTTTAGCTCCAATGCCAACAGCATCTACAAGTCAAATATTAGGTAATAATGAATGTATTGAACCTTTAACCTCTAATATATATTCTAGAAATACTATTGCTGGATCATTTGTAGTAATAAATCAATATTTATTAAATGATTTAATTAATACAGGAATATGGTCAAATGAAATTAAAGATGAAATTATATTGAATAGTGGATCTATTCAAAATATTAACGCTATACCTGATAAAATTAAAGAATTATATAAAATATCGTGGGACTTATCTCAAAAAACATTAATAGATCAAGCAGCAGAAAGAGGAATTTATGTTTGTCAATCACAAAGTTTAAATTTATTTCTAAAAGATCCAGATTTTAGTAAACTTACAAGTATGCATTTCTATGGATGGAGTAAAGGTATAAAAACAGGAATTTATTATTTAAGAACAAGAGCTGCTGCAAAAGCACAACAATTTACTATAGAACCCGAAAAAGAATCAGCGTGTTTAAGTTGTTCGGCATAATTTTCCTATTAAAATTATATAATATAATTAATATAAATATAATATATTATATAATGACTGTAAAAAATAATGATTATAATTTAAATAGTATAGTTAATACTTTAAAATATTGTAGAGATAGAAATTTATTAGATAAAGAAAACATAATAGATCCATTATATGTATTTAGTGAAAATAAATTTAAAGAAGAATTGCAAGAAGAAATAAATAAAAAAAAAGAAGGATCTAGTAATAAAAATGAAAATAAAATATTTAGTAATAATAATTTTAAAATAGATCTTCGAATTGAAATTATTAAAAGATCATTAAAAGAAAATAATAAAATATATAGTGAAAATTATTTTAAAGAGGAACTTCAAAAAGCTATAATAAAAAGAAATTTAGATAAAGAACAAAAAATGAATAACGAATTAAGAGATGCTAGTATAGCATTAAATGACTTTAGTAGAGCAATTAAAAATAAAATTATGATAGATAACAATTTAAAAGAATTAAAAAAAAATAAAGAATATGATATTAATAAAAATAATAAATTTATTATAAATAATAATTATTTTACAAATTTAATAACAAAAAAAAATAAAAAAAATAATTTATTATGTAGACCAAAAACGATTTCTTATAGAGAAATAGAAAATAAACTAGATTGTACAATATCCTAATTTTCATTTTCATAACATAGATAATTTATACATAAGGGTTTGTCTCTTCCAACACGCTGACCTCTTCCTATAATTTGCTTTTCAAGATCATTTGACATTCTATGATATATAACAATATCACTAGTCATTTGTAAATTAAGTCCTGATCCATAATGCTTAGCATTTAAAAGTAACACCTTAATTTCATTATTAGTATATTTTCTTATAAGATTTGTAATATGACCTGTTGAACCACATAATTTACTGTATACTATCTTATGTTTATTTAACTCATTTACAATCTCATTAAATGAATTTTCATATTCTGAAAATACCAAAAAACGTCCATCTGGTTTAGATGTTATTAAATTTATTAAGCTTTCTATTTTAGTAGGAAGTTTTTCATTATCATCTTCTTTTTTAGATTCCACAGAACTAATAACAGTTAGTTTATTTAAATCTAAATCAGGATTACGACATAGAGGACATTCTTTTTTAACAGAATAATGCATAGCCTGAGCAATGCAAGCAAAACAAAAAACGTTATTACAACATGGTGTAACTACAGGAGAAGATACAATCTGAGCACATATAGGACATTCTTTCTTATCAATATCAGTAATTCTAGTTTTTAGAGATTCTATTTTGAATTTTAAATCTTTTACTTGATCTGTGTATAATTTTACAGATTTTTTAATATTATTTTTTGAATTCCTTTTCTCCTCTAAAATTTCTTTTTTATTAATTAAATCTAACTGTTCTACAGATAATTCTCCATTATTTTCATCTTCTATAATATCATTATTTTCTAAATTAGATTTTATATGATTAATATTTTCTTTAAGTATTTCTATTTCATTATTTATATTAGTTTCTGATTCCATTTTAGTTTTTAAAAGATTAGTTTTATTTTCATGTTCTGTATTTAAATTTTTTAATACAATATCTACAATAGAATTTTCATTTGTAATATTACATCCTACTTTATTGATAGCAGACGTAACATCACCAGCATTCAACGCTTGAATAACTTCCGGTATAGCAACGCCTTGTAAAATTTTTAACTCTTGAGGTGTAAAACAACTAATCTTATTTTCTATTGGATCTGGAAGATCAAAAGAACTTTCAACAAAACTATCCATATTCTTTAAATAAGTATCTTGTACAAAATTTGTTAAATGTTTACCATTATTATTAGAAAATGTCTCTTTTATAAATCCAAGTCCCTTAATACCATTTACTAAAATTTTTCCTGATTGATAATTTTTTTTTCCATTAGAATATAGTAAATCTTCTACAGATGATGTTATAAACCAATTTATTTTTCCATAAGCAGGCATACATTTTGCTATTTTAATTGAATTTGCTTCATCAATAAAAACACGTTGAAATACCGGCCCAGAATATTCATATATCATGTCTAATTTAAATTTTCCAGCTTTTTCAATATCCTCTTTTAATTTATCAATATCAATTTTATTTATTGAACTTTTTAGAACTGATAAATTTTCTAGAAAATTATTATTATAATTGTGATCTCTACAATTAGTATATACTCTATATATATTAGTATAAAATTCTTGCTCTAATGCTTGATGACAATTTGTAAGTATACTATTTGTATTCTTTACCGAATAAGGATACTTAGTATATAAAGTTTTCATAAAGTCATTATATTTTGTTGATTTAACCAATAGTACATCACATTCTCCTTTTAACATCTTTTCGTACGGTATATTTTTTAAATCATTTGAAAAAGATACAGCATAATATGTTAATTGAGTATAGTCCTTAATATAATTTAGCCATTGATTAAAAATACCATGTGGTACAACTATTAAGTTGGTTTTAAATTCTTGATTACAATTCAAATAAAACCCTCTAAATTCATGATATTTATTTAATTTATATACTAACTTATTACTTTGTAATTTATTTACTATTATAGAATTACAAATTAATCCTAAAACAACTATTGATTTACCTGATCCTACTTTATCTGCTAAAACAAAGGCATTAATTTTAGATGTTATTCTTTGATCTAACTGTTCTTTATGTAACATTTCATATATCATTCTTTTTTGATGACTTTTCAATGATATTGACATATTTGGAGGTGTTTCTATAAGTCCTCCGTCTATTTGAATATTACCGGATAGAATATTATTTACTGCACTATCATAAGTATGAAAAGAATGATAAGTTTCCTCATCGTCTAAATTAACCTTAGTAATATTTGATCCACTCTCATTATAAATTAAATCAGGTGATACTGAATTTTGTGTATTGCTAACAGGCATCGTTTATTTATTTATAATATTATATATAAATACAATTATCGCATCAAATTTTTATATCATTTTAATTTGATTTGATTTTAATTTTATCTCTTTAATTATATTAATGAAATATTATTCAGTATTAATTGGTAAAACACCAGGTATATATACTACATGGAATGATTGTAAAGAAAATGTTATAGGATACAAAAATTCCAAATATAAAAAATTTGATAACTATATTGATGCACAAAATTTTTTAGAGAAAAATTCTATTAATAATTCATTAAAAGAAAAAAATTCTATTGAAAATTATTTTCCTATATTATCAAATAGTAATTTTGATAATATAATAAATGTATATACTGATGGTAGTTGTTATGGAAATGGTAGTACACCATCCTATGGTGGATATGGTATATATTTTAGTGAAAATAATCCATTAAATACATATAATCATATAATTAATCATTGTACTAATAATATAGCAGAATTAAATGCAATTTTATATACTTTCGATCTTTTAAAAGAAAATATTAAAAATGGCACTTTAATATCTATTTATACTGATTCTGAATATTGTATTAAATGTTTTACTACTTATGGTGAAAAACTATATAAAAAAAATTGGGAATTTAAAAATTATATTCCAAATTTAGATTTAATAAAAAAAGGTTATCTATTTTCTAAAACTTATCCAAATATAAAATTTAATCATATTTATTCTCATACATTATTAAATGATATCCATTCTATCTCAAATGAAAATGCTGATAAATTAGCGCGTATAGGACTGAAAAAATCAATAAAATTATCAAATAATCTTGGAGATAATTTATTTAAGGTAGGTAAATATAAAAATAGAAAAATATCAGATATTGATAAATTAGATTATAATTATCTTTTATGGTTTTATAAAAATAATCCTAATAAAAATGATACAATTTTTCCTTATATATTAAAAAAATATATCTCTTTCGAAGTTAATAAAAAAAAAATTAATTAACTTTAATATACTTATAGATAGTATTTTAATATATATTATGGAAACTTCCGATATATGGGAACATATAATTATACCTATTATTATTGGACCATTATTTATTTCAATAAAAATTTTATATGATAAATGGGATTACAAAAAAAAAGAAACAAACATATTAAAAAATAAAATAAAATTAGAAAAATTAAATAATAAATTAACTAAATTTTATTGGCCTTTATATATACTACTTTTAAAAGATTATGATATGTGGACTAAAATAGTCTTCAAAGATATAAATAATATTGATATTACTGAATCTGATTCTGATAGTGATATCGATAGCGATGATACAATTGATAAATATAATTATTGTACATATATGAGAAAAATTGGAAATACATTAATACAATGTAAAAATCCTGTTGCTATTAATTGTATTGATAAATTAGGACCTTATTGTTTAAAACATCAACATCATAAAGATAAGAAAATTTTAGAATCTTTTACTATTGATTATAGTAAAAATAGTAAAAATATTTTATTAGAAAATAGTAAAAGTATCATTTCATATAAAAATAATATTATTAATGATAATAATAATGATGATGAGATTAGGATTGATATTTTATCAGGTAATAATAATCAAGATACAAAAATTAATCATATAGCTAAATTTCTTCGTTCTATTCCTTCCGAAAATCAAAAAAATATTAATATTGACAAAAATAGTATTACTGATAAAAATAGTATTACTGATAAAAATAGTTTTTCTATAAAAAAAGACTCTGATTCTAGTGAAAATTCTATTGAAAATATTATAAATAATATTAATAATGATGATAATATTCCTGGAAATATAACAGGTAACAAAATAGGAGAAATTAGTGGTTTAAATATTCATTCAAATAATAATAGCGATTTTGATATAAAAAGTGAAATGTTAACTGAAATATTAAAAAATTTAGAAGAAAATCATAAAAAAATTCAAAATATAATAATTGATAATATCAGTATAGCTGAACCTAAAAGTTATGTAGGAAAACAACTAATAAAATATATTAAATTTACAAATATCTTTTCCGCAGAAATAAAAACAAAAGATATAATAAATCCTTCTAAATATGGAGCACCCTATCCTAAAAAATTATTACCTTTAATTGAAATACAATTATTTAAATTACAAAAAGAATATAATATAGCTATACAGGATTATTATGATTACTAACATAATTATTATAGTATATCAATTTCATAAAAACATAATATATATATATGTATATATAAATGATGTTGTTTTTTTTAAAAGTAAAGACCTTATTATTCTAATCACCGCTATCATTATTTAAAGCTTCATATTGATTCTTATTTACATTTCCATCATTATCATTACCATTTTCTTCTGTTTTTTCTGCCGCATATCTTCCTCGGCCTTTACCTCCACCTCTTCCATTTGATCCTGATCCTCTACCTTTTCCTTTAGTCTTCCACGAATCAGTATTTCCCTGAGATCTTGTTTCCTGCTTATTTACCAAAACAAATTTTTTAGTAGCATTTTGACATAGAAGTGGTCCTCCCTTTACTCCTGTAATATTCTGACCTGTCACTTGATTATTGCTATCTTTTACTGTATCAAATTGCACATATTCTCCTTCAAATAGATTTTTATATACATTTTCAGCGGCCTTAATTGAAGAAAAATGACAAAATATATCTTCATTTGTATCACAATCTGTTAAAAATCCATAACCTTTTTTATGACTGAACCACTTTACTACTCCTAATCTTCCTGTAACACTCTTATTCGATGTATCTACTTCTGGCATTTAATTTATATTTTATATATATGGTATATATATTTATCTTTAAATAATTTTTTTATCAACATAATATTTAAACTTTTATTACTTTGTAATAAAGAAAATAATAAAATATTTATTATATTTAAATGTATAGAATAAAAATCTTTGTATTTCTACTTATACTTATCACTTTTTTTCACTTATTTAATTTTATCAAAAAGGAAAATAAATACGAAATTCTTCAAATTAATAATAAATTAGAAAATAAAAAATTACATTTCTATTTTAAAGAAAATTTACCAATTGTCATTCTTAATCACGAATATCATGATATATTTAATATGATATCTCCATTAACTATTATCAAAAAAGATATATCTAATCAAAATATATCTTATAAATATATCACCCATCTTAAAGATTTTTTATTTATTATTTCTAAAAATAATATTAAAATTAATTTATCTATTCCCAATGAGTCTAAAAATTTTATTAAATCTTCTGAATATAATAACCATCTTACTATATTAAATACAAAAAATAATAACAGTAAATATATTGAAATATTATTAAAAAAAAATGATATTTTATATATACCCAGAAATTGGATTTTTTATATTAATACTGATACCTCAAATTATAATATGTTTATATCAGATTCAATATTCACTTTTATTTTTACATTTTATAATATTATTTATTACTTAAATAATAAATATTTTATTAAACAAAAAAAATAATAGTATTATTCATTTAAATAATATATATTTATTATTATAAAAATGCCTGGAGGTTTATTACAATTGTCTGCTTATGGTTCAGAAAATCAATATCTTAATGGAAATCCGCAAATTACATTCTTTAAATCAGTATACAAAAGGTATACTAATTTTTCTATGGAATCTATTGAAGTTAATTTACAAGGATCTAATGATCTATCATTTGATAAATCTATTAAACTTAAAGCTAAAATTCCTAGAAATGCTGATCTTTTAGCAAATATGTATCTTAAATTAAAATTACCTAATATTTTTTCTGATGATCAAAAACAATTTTATTGGATAGAAAAATTGGGTCTCAATATTATAGATTATTGTGAAATATTCATTGGAGGAAGTCGAATAGAGAGATTGGATGGTCAATTTTTAGATTTATACTATCAATTATTACTTGATAAAAAAAAAAAAGGATTTAAAAATATGATTGGTGATGATCATTTATTATCATATAATGCTCTATATAATTCCAATATCTATCCTGGTCATGATCAATTTGAATATGTTGACGAGAATACATCTGGTCAAGGAAAAAAATATATAAATAAATATTTTAATTCTTCACCTTCTATTTTTGATAGATATTTAAATATACCCTTGCCATTTTGGTTCAGTAAAAATTTTGGCTTATCTGTTCCTCTTATCGCACTTCAATACCATGATCTTGAAATTGAAATTCAACTTAAACCTGCTAAAGACTTATATACAATATTAAAAAAAGATAAAACTTATTATTATTATAATAATAATTCTCATTATCATTCAAAAAGACCCGTAAACTCTAAATTCAAAAATGAACCTTATAATGCTAGAAAAAATGCTGCTGAAAACGGTGAATTATCCGTGTTCTCTCAATCATATCGTAAAAAACCGGATACACTTAATCAGGAAGAACATATTAGTCAATTTATTAATGGAAGTTATAATCCAAATACATGGGATCTAAATCCTACTCTAGATATTAATTATATATTTTTAGATACTGATGAAAGAAAAGTATTTGCTGAAATTACACATGAATATCTAATAGAACAAGTTATTAAAATTGATAAAACTGGAATTCAAGGATCTAATATTATTGAATTAGAAGCATTTCATCCTATCAAAGAAATTATTTTTGTTGCTAATAGAGATGATAATAATTTAAGAAATGAATGGAGTAATTATACTACTTCCCCAACATCATCAAATTCTAATTATTCTATATATGATTATCAAGATTATTGGTGGAAAAATAGTGTTTCAATTGCTACAAAAAACCCTATTACATTTACACATCAAAACCCTCATAATATTGCTGAAGGAGATCCGGAATATCCAATTGTTATAGGTATAGGTAGCGAAAAAAATATAGTTTGTGATAGATTTCAAGAATTTTTATTTCGTTACGGTCCATTTGGAGAAGCCGGTGATGATGCTCCTAATGCTTCTGAGTCAATACTTCAATTTACAAAATTACCAAATCATAATTTATATTCTATTAATGATTTTATTCAGTTTCGTAAATCATGGCCTTTTAATAAATCTGCCGAAATTCCTTGTATCGATAATACTAATTATGAAATCTATCGAAACAATCCACTCATTGATTGTAAATTAAAGTTTAATGGTCAATCAAGACTAGAAAAACATAGACATGAATATTTTCGTTATGTTCAGCCTTATCAACATCATTCTTCTATCCCTGATCAACCTATATATTCATACTCATTCTCTCTTAAACCGGAAGACTATCAACCATCTGGGGCATGTAACTTTTCAAGATTGAAAAATATTGAATTTGAAATTAATTTAAAAGAAACTCCACATGCTTCCATTCAAATTCCTGGTAGTACTACTACTAGAGATTGGTTATATGATATGCATTTTTATCTAATTAATTATAATATTCTTAAAATTGCTTCTGGACTTGGGGGTATCGCATTTGGTAATTAATTTTTTTATTATTGGATTAATAATTTTATATACATAATTTATTATATAAATAATTTATTATATATATAATAATTATATTAGTCCCACTTAAAACCACTAGTAAAGTAAATATCTCGCTCAATAACTGGCGAAGGATACATTATCGACTCTAAATATGATATTTTACTTAATTTTATACTAGGTCTCAATTTCTCATGTGTATATTCCTTATCAAAAGCATCCCAAAATGGAAATATATAATATGGAAATTTACCGGGAAAACCTGCATTGGAGATAACAGGGTACCCATCGTACTTCTTCCTATAACCAATCCAAGAAAAATATAATGCACTTTTTTTTGTTATAATATTATATAATTCTAACGAGTTATATTTTCGTAAGTTATCAATAGTAGTCCCATAAAATTTTTCGATTGTATTGGGGAATTCAAAAGATTTAAGTATTCTATATTTTGCAAAATTAATCATTAGTGTCTTACCACCTTTACTACTATTAAATTCTAAAAATTCTTCTAATTTTGAAAGTAATTTTATATTATCATCCCACCAATACATATTAAAAAATCTCAGTTTAGAATATAATTCTTCACCCAATATTCTTCTGTAATTGTTATAATTTTCTGGTACAGTATCCGGACCAATTGATACTATATGGGTATTTGCATCCAATTCAAATGGTGGGACATATCTTGCACCTATACAGTCTTCCTCTCCTTCATCTGATCTACATTCTCCACCTAAAAGTATATATATATTACATAAATTTCCTTTTTCTATAAGAGTGTCTATAAACAAGATAAATTCTTGAATATTTTGATTTTGTTCGTTAATATTTGGTGGTCTTTTACCTGAAATAGGATCGTCTACTATTGGTAAGTAATGTCGGAGATCTCTTTCTATTGGATATACTGTATAATCAACATCAGTTGATTCAAAGTTATTTCCTGGAGCTAATATATCACGAATTTTTTTGATTCCATGTCTTCTGGCTTCAAAATCATTCCATATGTCACTTTTCATAGTTCGCTGAACTTCATCCATAATTGCTTTATGATAAGCTGTTTGTATTTCTGTTGGGAGTAAAGCGTTTCTTGCCTTCTCTTTCCCAATGTATCCCCAATATAATTCAGGATTAGTTTTTTTTAATTCTCTCATTTCTTCAGTACTTTGATTCTCTGCACCCTCCCTTTCATAATAAGTTTGATGATTTAATTCTGGTATTGTTATATTAGCACCACCATTTAAAAAATCTAAATATTTTTTTATTATATTCTTCCCCCTTTTACTTGTAATTTTTATTAGTTGATTGGTTTTTGGATTTTTTATATAATTATACATATATTCTTAATAGAAAAAATATTTACGAAATTAAAAATAATTCGTATTTTTTTAATCTAAATATAGTAACATATGAATTTCTATAACTTACTACAAAAAAAAAATATTATACATAGTATAATATCTAATTTAAATATGATTCCTGAAGAAATTTTACATTGGAATCCAACTGAATTATTACCACCTTCTGAATCTACTCTATATTGATGCTTTACATTTTATTTAGTATTTATATAATGAAAATTAGGAAATCTATCTGGAAATATAATGTGATATTTGTTTCCAAAATTAAGATGATAAATAGTCATAAATACTGCTATGGATAAAGTTAACAACATTATTTTCTTTATCTCCAACTCATTTTTTTGTAATATTCTAAATGATAATAATAATCCTGGAAAACAATATGAGATAAATAACAATAAAATATATACTAACATCGGATTTGAAACCATTTAAATAATTATAAATGGAATTTTAAAATAAATCAAATTTTTTATATAATCTATATTTAAACTTTAATAAATGAATCAAAAATTTTTTTTTCATTGTTAAATAAATCTACCTCATAATCTGTAAATTTTTCTTTTATTTTTATGTCTACAAAATGATGTGATATTTCTTTTAAAATGTTTATATAATTATTACTATCATTAATAATAGTTAAAAGATCATGTTTAATATTTATATCACTGTATTTTTCTAATAATATATTTTTTAGGAATTTAATATTATTGTTACTATTATTAATAATTGTTAAAAGATCTTTTCCTCCTCCTTCTTGATCAGTTTCTTCATCGTTATCTTCTAAATCTTCAATTTGAATTGGTACATTTCTACCTCTTTGAAGTCTATTATCTAACATTATTAATAATTTATTTAATATCTTAGCAAGTACTAAACGTATAACCGCATCACGAATAGCTATTCCGGGAATATTTTGTGAAAATAAGGTATAATCTTCAAAACGAAAGTTAAGAATAATATTTTCAGGAATAAAAAATGTAATTAGATCCGCAATATGCATTATTGAAGTAGATCGTATAAATGTAACTACTTGATTTGTCGTATCTACATATATTAAACTTGAAAAATATACTCCTGTCAAACAAAGTAATATTAATTTATTACGATGTGTATTATTTAAAACTATTGTCCAAGCCGATGGTAATAATAATACATGATTCCAAGACATACGGAAATTTGAATATACCATTGTAATTAAGGTATAAAGTCTAATTGAAATACCACTGACAATAGGTAAAAATTTTTGTAAACTGTTTATTCCATTACTAACTTTATTAAAAAAAGGTCGCAAGGCATTCTGTAATCCAATGCCATTCAATGTATTTGACGGAAATATTAGATCTTCCACATCAATACTTACATGTTCTAGTTCTAATGAAAAAAAAGGTACATCACCAAAGTTAGGTATAAAACTGGTACCTTGATTTGCAATCATATCATGGCAGAAATTTAAAGTTTTATCTAAATTTTTTCTATTTTTTTTGTTTTTTAATAGAAAATTTCCATTTAATCTTCTTCTGCTCTTTCTTCTTCTTCTTTGTCTTCTAAGTCTGTGAGAATCTTCTATTTCAGGTTCCTCCTCCTCAACTGTTTCCCTCATCAGCCAACTTACTAAAAAGTCAAGAAAAGCATAAATTAATACTATTGTATAAATATTAGATAATGAAAAATTAATTTCCTGATTACCACTACCTATCAGTGAAATATGATTATTCTTATAAATTTTCATTAAATAATTTTTTAATACTTTTTGTCCTAATTTAGAATTAATATTAACTTGTTTATTTGTTATTGGATTAATAATCTTTCTATACATTATTATATAATTAATTAATATTATTATTATTATTCTAAACTAATTTATTATAATATTAATTATTTTTTGACTTCCTTAATATTTATTGTCTTCACTTTTTTATTGCTTTTATATATGATAGAACCTACTTTATCTCCTTTTTTTATATTATCTAATACTGTATAATTTATTTTGATATTTTTTAAATTTTTATATTTTGTATTTAATAGACATAGATTAGCACCAATATATATTTCATTTAATGTAGGATTTCTATTTTCTAAAATAACATGGCATGATGGAAAAGATTTTAAATGAAACCACATAAACTCTTTATCCAAACTTAATAAATCCCAATTTTCTTCACTATTTTTTCCTATTTTATATAGATTGTTTTCAATTATTTCTATTTTCATATTAATATTATTTATATTAATATTATTTATATAATTTATATAAATAATCAAATTTACTTATTCTCATTTTACTACTTAAAAATATTAATAATAATATTGATATTATGGAAGAAATATCCGATGAGCTTATTCAAAAATATATAGATATCGCAGAGAATAGCATTATGAACGCACCAGAATTTGGATCTACAAAAATATTGAATGAAAATCTTAATAATTTAAAATTTATTACATCAAATTCTCAAAATATTTCTATTAAAATGATTATACATGAACTAGATTCATTAAGATTATTTAATAATAATTGCTTAGATTCTAGAATTATTACACCTATAATAATTAAATGTCATAAAGATCTTACTAATGCTATTGCGATGGCACAAGACCATTTTAAAAGTTTATAGCTATAGAAAATACATTTTCAATGTATCACATAATAATAATTTATTTATAATCTATTATTTTAGAACATTCATATTTTTTATAATATGTAGTCATAAAATTTAATAACATATTTTCATAACGATCTAAATTATATAAATTTTCTTCTTCAAAAAATATTGGTTTATCATCTATATATAAATTTATAAGTGTAGGTATTATATATTCTTTTTTACATATAGTTGGACTATGATGTAATTTTTCAGATACTTTTTTTATAGCCAAATTAATATTTTTTTTTCTATTATGTATAGATATTTCATATGGTAACTTTGATAGTTCCTCTAATAAAATTTTATTAGCAGCCCAAGTTCTAAAATTTTTTGTAGTTATTTTTTTTCCAAAATCTTTAAAAAAAAAATTAACATCTTTAGGTGTAATATTACTTATGCGTTTATTGTTATTGTTATAATAAGAAAATATATTACGATTATTTTCTACATTATTTACAATTTGTTTAATACAATTCATTGTATCATCATCATTAATTGAACATAAATTTTTTTTTGAATGCTTACCTAAAAAATTTATTATAACTTCTCTATTTAAAATATTAAAATGACTAGGTTTCAGTGTAATTATTCCATCTGTAATATTATCACGATCTCCGCCTATACGAAAATTGCACAAATCTATTATTTTAACAATTAAGGATATTAATTTTATTTTACTAATTTTATTAGAATTATAACAATCTAAATATGTATTATATTTTCTTCTAATGTTAGGTAAATTACGACCAAAATCAATTAAATGACAAAACTTCATTATACCTCTAATCTCATTATAGTAGTTAGAAAATTTATATTGTTTTTTTCCTCTAGAATCTATCCCTATGCAGGAATATATTGCTTTTGGATTAGGATTAATATATACTATTTCATATGCTGGTGGAATAGATATACTAGATATGTAATTAAATATATCTTTATCTTTTAAGTTTTCGCCATCTTCTTCTAAATATTTATATTTATAAATTGTTTTATTTTTATTTTTATTTGTTTTAATAGTTCTTTTATTAATAATGAATCTTGTAATAATACGTACCATTAACATAAAATGAGATTTAAATAATATTATAATATTTTTTTTATTTAATATAGGTATTTTAAAGAAAATTGTATATCATTTATATTAATTATTTTATATAATGTAAATAAATTAACTAAATTAATTATTAACTCAAAATTACAGACAGTATATTATTTATTATAGTAAAATTCTAGAAAATAGGCTTTGAAATTATCACATAATTATTATCTATAAAATTTAATGCTGATAAATAGTTTTTTGTTAAATATCCAATATAAGATGATTTATCAAAAAGTATGTATGGAACCAAATCTTTTCCTCTGTTTATTTCACTTATATCTATATTAAATAAAAGTTTTCTTTTAAAATATGGTCTATTTATTCTTTTTTCTATGGGTATCGGAGGTTTTATAAATGGCCTTTTAATAACAGGTGATTTCGGAGGAAAGGGAACAATTTTATATTTAGATTTTAATAATTTATCATTAACCAATTTATTTACCTTTTTTTTTTTTTTTAAACATTTAAAAAACATAAATATTGAATTTATTACAGAAACAAATTAATTTCTGATATTTAATTTTTCTTGAATAATTAATCAAATATCAAAAATTTTTACTGAACGCTGTAAAGCATCATTATATTGCTCTTCAATAGTATTTTTATCAAAATAATGTGTACCTTGAGATTTTGCTTTGTTACTGTCCGATATTCTATTAGAATAATCTATTTGTCTTAATTTTAATTTATCTATCCCTCCAATAAATTTAAAATGTAATAATATACTTTTTGGTCCTATAATATATTTATTAGAAAAACTTTTGGGATAACATTGATGAGATCCTGGAGTATAATTTATTTCATCTAATAATAATGGACAAAATATAATATTTTTATCATACATTTTATTTAAATATCCTTTTGTTATTTGTTCGTATAAAAACTTAGATTTATCATATGAAATACAATCAGATACCATATTTATACCAATAATAGCCATATAGGAATATAATATTTTTTTTTTTTTATTTAATGATAATAATTCGTAAATATTTTTTGTATGAAATAAAAATTCATCTGAATCACATACAATACAATAATCACATTCTGATCTATATTTTTTCCAACAATTGTTTTTTATTTTTTGATTAATATCGTCAGTAAATTTTGAACCAAAATATATTATTTCACATCTGGGATCTTCTAATGCAATATCTACTGTATTATCACTAGAACAATTATCATATATAAATATCTTTGTTACATAATGATAATGCTTTAATAAATGTGGTAAAATAAAAGATTCATTATAACTTATTATAAATAAATATATAATCAATTTATCATCATTTAATCTTTTATTATAAAATTCATTAATCTCATTGATAGAATAAGACGGATAATCAAGATTAGGTATTTCTGGAATATTATTTTTTAAATCTATAGATAGATATAGATTGTTTGAAAGTATTTTTTTCATCTTTAAGTTTATATATTTTTTTTTTAAATTAGATAAATAATCATTATTCTCAATATTACTATTTTCTGTGTCATCTGTATGTTTACAAGTATCATTTTTTTTTTCTTTTATACTATTATCATTATTATTGAAAATATCCTGATTATCTGATATACTTATATTGGAATTATCATTATTATTGAAAATATCTTGATTACCTGATATACTAATATTGGTATTACAATCTAAATTTCTTTTTATAGTATTTAGATATTTTTGTTTTTCATACATTATTTTTTTTTGTCTAAAATTATTATTATAATTATTAAAACTACTCATTTAATATTATTATTTGATTTTAAAATTTTACTCAATACGAAAAAAAAACCTATACACAAACATACTATAGCATAAAATATATTTTTAAAAATATACGAATTATATTTTATACATTTTTTTTTATATTGATTTTTAAATTTTTCAATATTATTTTCAGATATTTGTGGACATTTTTGTAAAATAAACAAATCAGATATGTTTTTTCCTTGCATTGCTGTTATAACTTTATCTGGTGATAATGACATAAAATCTTTTGCCAAACTAGGTACAAGACCTTCAAAATTGTAGAGAGACATTTCATAGCCTGGTTTATTATTTATATAAGCATATCTTGGCTGATAACATGCATCTCCAGAAGACATCCATTTATAACCTTTTTTTATACATTTTTTTTCATCTAGATCTGGGCGATAACAATCACCAATTTTTACGAAGTATGACGATGAATGTTTTCCTGTAGTACTATTTTCTCTGAAAAATTTATCTTCATATGGTACAGGGTTTGGAGTTCGATATTTCACTTTATGTATATTGTTGCATAGTTTTTTTTCCTTACTAGTAATTGGTTGTGGATTTCCATTTCCATCCATTATTACTCCTCTAGTACACCTCCAATAATCAGCATCAGAATTTTTATCAGTTCCTCCTGCTATAGAAGATTTATTAGGATTAGGATCTGAAATATAGCCTTTTCCTAATTTTATTAGTGCTTCTATATTTTTAAAGAGTTGACTAATTTTTCCACTACTGTTTGCACCTGTTTCTAAGGGTGAATAATTATTATCTATAAATTTACTATAATCCCAATCATAATTTTTCCATGGATATATATTTTTATTTAAAAAAGGTAATGATCTAATTAATTTTTCTTGTGCTACCTTTAGGCAATTATTTTCATTATTACAAATATTACAGTCTTTTTTATAAACTTTTATCGCCTTTTTAGTTTCTATTAATTCTTCTTTAGAAATCAATGACAATGGTCCTAAATCGCTTGCTTGTTCTATAATCTTTTCAGTCATTTTTAAAAAGCTAGAATTATTACAACTTTCTGACATAATTAATATATAGGTATATTAATTTTTATTTATAAAAAAATTAATTATATTATATAAAAAAAAAGCTATTAAAATTATGGAGACTGTCGTAATAATATTTTTTTTTTTTATTTTATCATAATTTATAAAATTTTCATTATTACAATTGTTAGGAATTTCATTATTATTATAACCTGATAAAATACCAAATAACTTATGTGGCGCAATATTCAAAATATCATTTACCAATGAAGGAGCATATCCTTTAATTGGACCAATACCTTGAGGGCTATTATCTATATAAATGAATTTTGGCTTATAACAAAATCCTACAGGATTTTCTTTAGGAAAACTTTTTTTCTCTTCTATTTTTTCAATCTCTAATTTTTTTCTTTTATTATCAATATTATTTTTTCTATTACGCTTATCTTTATCTAAAATTTTTTCGTCACTATTACAACTTCCTATTCCTTGCCTTCCATCTTGATAACATAGATTTCTTTTTTGATAATTTATTCTTTTATTTATTAATGTATTATTCTCCATTGCATCTTTTTTATTTGATTTTTTTTTCAGATTTTTTGAATAATTAGAATTTGTATATCTATTACCATTTTTAGTAAAAAAAAAACTTTTCATATAATTACCCAATGATAATGAATTATCCTTCCATGTAAAACCTTCACTTTCACAATCTATTTTATTTTTAATATTTGACTTACAATGTCCAACTTTCATAAAATATGATGAAGAATATTTACCCGACGTTGGGTAAACTTTTGGTGGAAAATCTTTATAAAAAGATGGATAAGGAATTGGTACACTCTTATATTTATTTTTCATTTTTTTTATATTATTTTTTATCGAATCATTAACATTATTAATATCACTTACACCTGCTTGTGCTGAATTATTGGGTGTTGGATCAAAAATAACTGTGTCAGCAAATTTTTTAAGTTTTTTACTACTATTAATCAATGAAGACATATTTGGTTGATTCGTTATTCCTAATGCAAAACGATTATTATTATTTAAAGTATATTCTTTATAATTAAAATCATAATTATTTAATGGAAAAATTTTATTCCAGGTTTTGTTTACTTTTCTTTCTTTAAATGTATCTTTTAAATCATTGATTTCATTATTACCATCTTTAATACGCTCATCCTCAAATTTTTTTTTTTCTTCATTATATATTTGTTCTCCATCACAACTATCAGGATCTTCTATACAATTTCCCATATATTAATATATTTAAATATTAAATAATTATTTAATATTTAAATATATTATTTACTTATTTGTACTTCCAAATCCACCAGAACCTCTGGATGTTGATGGTAGTTCATCTACCAATTTAAAATCAAATGGCTCTAAATCTCCACTACATATTTGAAATAATCTTGTTCCTGCTTCTATCTTTAGTTTAGGTAAATCATCTATTATAGATTCAGAGGATTTATCTATATATCCGACTTCGGGATAATATTTATTATTTAATGTTACTTTTATCACATTAGAAATAAGTGTTCTTAATTCATTTTCGTGAGGTAAATATTTCACACATGCTAATATATTTCCCCTATATTCCGAATCTATAACACCAATATGATTACCTAATATTAATGGAAGCTTTGAAAAACTTGATCGTGGATATAGATAATAAGATACATCATTAAAATTAACATATGATAAATTTTCTTTTTTTTCTACCATTTGACATTGAATTCCTAAATCAATAAATTTAGTTTCTCCTAAACCTATCTCAAAATCTTCTAATAAATATAAATCTAGACCTGAATCACCCTTATGAAAATGTTTATGATTTTCATAATAAGATTTAGCAATGTCCGATACCGGTTTAATATTAAGTGTTTTCATTTGTTATGTTTAATAAATAGTTTTTAAATATATATCAAATTTTTGTTTAATTAATTTGTCTATTATTTGATATAAAAGAATTTAATAAATATGGTTTTTTAATTAAATCTCGAAGTGCTTCTTCTATAGTACTATAAACCAAATCAACAAATATACTTCTTTTTAAGGATTTATTTTTACTAATTAATACAGTTTTCCATCCTAGTTGTTTTGCTGTTACTAAATTTTCTAATGTATCTTCAAAGAAATATATATTATCATTTTTTCTTATATTAAATTTTTCTATTACAAATTGATATGGATATATATTTGGTTTTAATTTATTATTATAATCATCTGAAGTTGCTATATTTTTAAAAAACGATTTTATCTGCATTCTTCTTAAAACATCCATTACATGACTTTCATTACCGTTAGAAAATATATATTTATTATAATTTAATTTTTTCAGTAGTAAATTTAATAAATGTTTTTTTTTGAATGAATTATAAAATGTTGTATTTGTAATATCTATAACATCATTTTCTGAATATAATGTCCAATCCAAATCAAAAATTAACTTAGTCGACATAATATATATAACAAGAAAAAATATTACTTTTAAATATTTATCAAATTTATATTTTTACATATAATATATATATACATATTTAATATAAATTCTTATTTTATGGTAGTTTTGTATGTTAAGGTTTTTTTTTATATATTTTAAATATAAAATAAATATTTAAAGTTTTAACTATTATAGAATAAAATGTTTGCTTATAATATAATGAATACAGAAAGCAATAATCAGGAAGTCATGGAGGTAAAAGACAATTATAGAGAAATTTTATTACAAGATAACCCTAATAGATTTGTACTTTTTCCTATTCAACATTCTAATATTTGGGAAGCTTATAAAAAGGAATTAGCTTGTTTTTGGTCAGTTGAAGAGGTTGATTTGTCCAAAGATCTTAATGATTGGAACAGTTTAGATAAAAATGAACAACACTTTATATGTCATGTTTTAGCTTTTTTTGCAGGAAGTGATGGTATTGTATTGGAAAATTTAGGTAAGAGATTCTTAGAAGAAGTTCAAATTCCTGAAGCAAGGTGTTTTTATGGTTTTCAATTGATGATGGAAAATATTCATTCGGAGATGTATTCATTGCTTATTGACAAATATATTACTGATCCAAATAAAAAAACAAAATTATTTAATGCTATTGATACAATTCCATGTATTTCTAAAAAAGCTAATTGGGCTTTAAAATGGATAGAAGATCAAAATTCTAATTTTGCTACAAGATTAGTTGCATTTGCTTGTGTTGAAGGTATATTTTTCTCTGGATCATTTTGTGCCATATATTGGCTTAAAAAAAGAGGATTAATGCCTGGACTTACTTTCAGTAATGAATTGATAAGTAGAGATGAAGGATTACATACTGATTTTGCAGTACTACTCTACAGTATGCTTAATAATAAATTAGATAAACATACCATTTATGATATTATTACTGAGGCTGTGTCTATTGAAAAAGAATTTATTTTAGATGCAATTCCTTGTAGTTTAATAGGTATGAATGCTGAATTGATGTCAGAATATATTGAGTTTGTAGCAGATCGTCTCGTAGTTCAATTAGGATATTCTAAAATTTATAATGCCCAAAATCCATTCAGTTTTATGGAACTAATCTCTTTAGAAGGAAAAACCAACTTTTTTGAAAAACGTGTATCCGAATATTCTTTAGCTAATGTTGGTAAAAATAATGTACCAATATCTTTTGAAGCCGCATTCTAAATAAATTTACAAAATAGTATTTAATTGTTATACAATTTAATACTATTTATACGTAATTGTATGTGGATGAAATATAGAATAAGGATTATCTATATCACATATTAAAACAACTCTCAGCGAATCATCATTTTTTACTAATTTATGAGGATATGTATCATCAAATAATATTGGTTTATCGTTATACATTTTTTTTCCCATTATTTCCAAATAACAACTATTTTTTTTTACTATAATTGGAAAATGATATCGTAAAATTCCGGAATCCGGACCTCTATGGTAAGAAAGTTCTTTTTTATGTTCCATTATACTAAAAAAACAATTTCTTATATTTTTATAATTTTTTAATAAAGTATTAATTATTGGAAAATATTCTAAATTTTTATCATTATTCTTGTTAAATAATTTAAAAAAAATACATCTATATTTATTATCAGGTTCTAATTGAGAATATTTATTACTAACTACTATTTCTATTTTTAAATTTTTTCTTCTTGATTCATTGAAAGAATTTTCTATATGTCTTCTATTTGATATTAAAAATTTATTAAATTTTAAGATATTATGGTCAAAAATATATTTTTTCATAAATAGCTTATTTATAGAGTTATTTATTCCATAAATTATTCTATTTGGAAAATTATTGATATAATAATTAATAATCGAAAATCTTATGATAAAATTTCTATCTAATTCTGTCAATATTATAGTGAATAAAAAAAAAAAAAATAATGATATTTTCATAATAGATATATGTATATATTATATAAATATTTAAAATGCCTATTGGTTATGAAGAAAAAGAAACTTTTAAAAAGGATAATATAGAATATTATAGGTCTGTTGATATTTCAAATAAATTAACATTTATAATTATATTATTATTCATACTAGTTTGTATGGTAGGTTATAAATTTATTGGTGATAAAATAATTAAATAAGTTTCATTGCAAATAAAAATGATATAATAGATATAATTAATGTAGATTTATATTTAAAATTTAATGATATGCTATTATTTGATTCTAACTTTTTTTTTAATAAATTCTCTATGACTGATTTATTTTTTGGAATTGAAACATTTATTATACTAGCATTGAATAAATTATTATTAAAACTTCTGTGTAAATTAGTAGGAAATGCCGTGGGAATAATAGTAGAAATATCATTTTTTATTTCACATAAATCACCCTTTGTATCTAATTTTCGGCAATCACATTGAAATCCTCGATTGACAATGTTTATACATTTTGCACCATTTTTACATGGATTCGGTAAACATTTATGACATAAAAATCCCGATAATAGTAATGCGTCTAGATTTATTGTTGAGCAATCTTCTTCCATTTCCATTACTTCTCTATTTTCAACAGCTGATGTAGGATCTTCATATCCTGGTTCAGGAACATAGTCTACTGGTTCTGGACGAACAACAGGAGTATTTGGTGCTATTTTAACACATTGTGAGATGTTTTTATTACTAATATTTGTTTCGATATTATTACCTTGACAAAAATTATTTTTACAATTATTACTTTGGCAATCATAATTAAATTTACATTCTTCATTCTCATTACACAAATATGATTCAATACCGCATCCAGAATTTTCTTTATAATTTGTAGAGTATTTAAGAATATTTTCATTTATATTGATAGTCGCATCTAATGAATTCAAAGCATATAATTTGTCATCTTTTATGATTATATTTGCCCATCCCTTCCTTGGATTTTTTTTATTAAATATAGTTTCTAATGAATTACCATTTTTATCCCATCTTTTTATATTTCCTGAATCAAATTCTATAGAATAAATTATATTCTTATTTTCTGTTAATCCTGTTGGTTTATCAATATGTCCAAATACTCTATGTGGAGCTTCATATAAAGAATAATCAAAAGTTTCATTATTAGCTGATGAATAGATACTATACGTTTTTCTAGCATCACCTAATCTAACTGATTTATCAATATCTACTTCTAAAATTCTATCCTTTTCTGTATCAGAAATTAATAATTTTCTGTCATCTGTTATAACCATACCAGTTATTCCCCTCTTTTTCATATTTATTTGTATATTTTCAAAACGATGAACTCTAGCAGTTGAATGATCCATAAAAAATGGACCATGGGGTTTATCAAAATCATACATAATAAGCATTTTACATAAACCGTCTACATACCAAAAACTATTAGGTCCTTGTTTATGAGATTTATGAGAATCCAATCGCCAATTTCTATTATAGATAATTCCAGTAGACATTGGAGCTTCGTGTAACATATCTGTATGAATTAAAAAACATTTTCTTTCACCATTTATGTTACATTTATTTCCATCATTAGTAATTAAAGCTTCTTCTGATATATTAAATAATGTAGGTCCCATAAAATAATTTGGATCGGCATTAGGATTTCTGTACCAATCTAAATATTCATTAATTGATTCTTGACTAGTAGCAACATTACCATTTTCGGTAAATGCTAAACCAGATACATTAGCCATGTAATGATAAGGAGCTCTATCAATTCTGGTTGAAGGGTTATTCTTCAAGGATTGATTAATATAGGAAAATATCCAAAATAGATCTTTATCTTGATCTGTTATCCATAATGAAGAATTATTAGGATGAAATTCAAGATCTGTTGGATATTTCATTATTGTTTTTATTTCATTATCAAAACTATATATTTGTGATAATAATAATAATTTAATAAAATATAGAAAAAATTTACTCATACGATAAAGATTATAAACAAATTATTTTTATATAAATATTTCCTTATATAATTTATTTAATATATATAAAAAAAATTTGAATAATAAATAAATAATTATAAAAGTAATATCAATATGAAACTCTTTTTTGATGATGATGATAATGTTATAGAGGCTGGAATAGATGAAGCAGGTAGGGGGTGTCTAAGTGGTAGGGTATATGTAGGAGCAGTGATTCTTCCAAGAAAATTTTCGGATGAAAAATATAAAGAAATTAAAGATAGTAAAAAAATATCTAGAAAAAAAAGAATAGAATTAAGAGATTATATTGAAAAAACTGCTATAGCATATTCTGTTTGTTATGCCGAGCCTAATGAAATAGATGCTAAAAATATTTTAGCTACAACTTTAGATACAATGCATGCTTGTGTAGACAAAATAATAGAAAAAGGTAATAAACCAGATATTATATTAGTAGATGGTGATAGATGGAAAATCTATTCTACTAAAGATGGAGATGTTATACCTAATCAATTAATTAAAGGTGGAGATAATCAATATTATTCAATAGCAGCAGCATCTATTTTAGCAAAAGTATATCATGATGAATATGTTCAAAATTTATGTGAACAAAATCCTGATTATCAAAAATACGATTGGTTAAATAATATGTGTTATGGAACACAAAAACACCTAGATGCTATAAAAAAATTTGGTATAACCAAACATCATAGAAAATCATTTGGAATATGTAAAGAATTTACTTAATAAAATAAATTATAGAAATTTCATATTTCCTATTGTGATTGAGAAGTTGAACCAAATTGACTTATTATTTCATTAATATTATCATGGAATTGTTGAATGTTACTGTCAAGATATATAGAAAGGGGTGTTAAATATTTCATTTCATTACTATAACTATCATTTATTCTTTTTGATCTATTAAAATTATATTCTGTTATCATTTCATTTATTTGTTTTTTCATTTGATAGTGTTTTGCTTTTTGTTTGGCATATGTTAATGAATCTCTTTTACTTTCACTTTCATCTAAAACATTATCTATTTTTATATTTAATTCAATTAACTCTTCTACCATTTCTCTAATTTTGAAAATAATAATAACAAGTTCGTTATGGTTCATATTTTCGTGTAATTCTTTTGGATTATAAAATTTATTCGCTTCTTCTTCGGTTTCTTTTGAAAATTTTAAGAAAGACGTTGAATCAATTTTTATCAATTTTGGAAGAGTTTCTAATTCTTCTCTTGTTAGATCATTTCCCCTCATTAATTTTGCTATGATAGATTCAGAGGGTGTATCAGATAAACTTCTTGTTAAAATAGATGGATCTATTTCTATTTTACTAGAAGATTTAGCAGGCAGTGTTTTGGATCGGAATAATTTTGTTCTTACACGTTTTTCTGCATCATCGGAATGCCCCGCAACTTCAACAGATGTCGCTACATGTTCTTCTTCTGAATGTCTTAGTGCCTCTTCAGTACGTCTTAGATTCTCTTTTTCAATTATTTCCTCACTTACTAGTCCTATAAAAGTAGTAAAATCATTTGATATATCTAAATGCTCTAAAAATACTTTTTTAGCTAATGTTATTCGTAAATTTTTATCACTAACATTAATTTTATTTAACAATAGTCCAATTATATCAGAAACATCTTTAATTTTTTTAGAAATATGTTCTAAAGTATGTATACTATCATTTTTTATTAAATTCGATGGAATATGTATTTCAAGAGATTCATGACTTTTTTTTGAAAAATAGTGAAGTAATATTGTTCCTATAGCATGAATATTACTTTTATCCTTATCTTCAATATCTAAATATCCTATATTAGTAATTATTGATGAATACATTTGTGGTATATTTTCATAGCAAAATTTATATATTTCAAGTTCATTAATGTGAGATAATATCGTTTTACACGCATCAACAGCATAAATACCACCGTCTGATCGGAAATCAGAACGTAAAGATAATGAAGAGATATCTAATTTACCATCTAACACATATTTACTATTTAACATATGATATAATTCATTTATAGAAGCAGCTGATCTTCCAGATCTTTTTAAATATTTTTTACCATCTTCTGGTTCGTTTGCAAAAAAGTGTTTTAATTCTTCAGATTCTTCCAATAAATAATTTTTAATTTCGTCACCATATTCATCTTGAATATCAACTTTAGTAGTATGTAATTTTAAAAATTGAGTACTGATTGAACTATAAACTAAATTACGAATTCCCATAATTAATTTAACTATATTCTGTATATTTATTTTTAGAAATTCTTCGACAGAACCTAATATGTCAAATACTAGAGAAATTTGATCTATATTTTTTTGAAAATCGGCAGCTTCTTTGGCTTTTTTTTCCTCGTCGTCTGCGTTAGATTGTGAAAAAAACCCAGGATTTTTCAATGTATAATCATAAAATATACAAGTATTTAAGAATTTAGTTCTAATAAATCCGTTATCATTTTTAAAAATAAATTCAATTATATTAATATCTATATCTTTATTATTTTCTATAATTTTAGGAAAAAGAGAACTTAATTCATCTGAAATATCTTCATATGATTTCATTTCAAATTTATCTCCAAAATTTGAAAATAAAAAAGGAAAATTAACACATAAACTTTTCATTTTATCAAAAATCATTTTAGAGGTAATAGTTCTAAGTTTTCCTCTATAATATCCAAAAGTAGTTTTATTCCATCCAAATAATGTTGGATTCCCTAAAAGAATACTTTTTAGTGCACATAATTTGTCATTTGTTAATAATAATAATTGTTCTGTACCTTTAGTTTCTTCATTATATTTATCAACCCAGTTAATAAGCCCCCAATCTCCTGATTTTTTAAAATCTAATAACATTTTAATTATTTTTTTAATATTATTAATATCTTTATAACCATTAATATCTTGTAAATATTTCAAAAATAATTGAAATACTGGATCTATTTTATTGGAATCAACTGTGATAGTCTTAGGATTATCTAGAAATTGTACTTTTGATTTTTGGTATATCTTTTTCAAATTTTCGAGTAATTTATTATCGGGAAATTTACCTGCTTCTACTAGGTCTATATAATCAATAAAGGTATTAATTAATATGCTCAATAATCTAACACTTAGGCCTTCATCTATATCTATGCTCTCATTTGCTGCAACCCCTGAGATCTTATAATGTAAAGATAATGTTATTGGATTATCTGAACTAACGGTCGCTTGTGATACACTATATGAAAAATCCGGCCAAATATCTGTAATTGTATCTCCCGTAAAACTTGTACGCCTTGGAAATCCTCTATCCTTTTTTTGATCCATAAATGTTTCTACATGGTTAGTCTGACTTATCTGTGTGTTGTATGTTGCTGTATTTGCTGTTGCGGGATCCCATAAATTTACAATAGGAACACGAATATTTATTTTAAGATCTGTTTCCATGAAGTTTTTAAGAGAGCTTGATCCTGACATATTTGGGGCAGTATCAAAAACATATCCTGTAATATTTGAATTAGACATAAATAAACTAAAAACATCTTTAAATTGACTTAGTGGTTTCTCTTCTAATTTTTCGGCAGAATTCCAATTAGATAATGTAAATTTACCAGTTGTTAAATTCACTGTTTCATCATAAGAAAAATAATGAAGTCCTCCTACATAATCTAAACCATCTATACCGGATGAGGATACAGCTCCAATTGTATGGAATCTATTAAATAGTTTTGTTTCAAATAAAGATTCAGTATCTAATGAAGATACCTTAAGATAATCCGGCATGTGTGTAGATAAAATGTCTTTATAAATATAAAAATTTTTTTTTAAATTACTTAATAATTTATCTAAACTATTCATTTCAGGTATTGACATTTTTTCATTTACTAATGTACCATCGTAATTTGATTTAAAATGATGTTTTGCAACTGATCTTTCTCCTCCAAAATCATGACGTGGTTCGCATACAATTTCCATTAGTTTAGATAAATTTTTAGCTTCTTGTCTACCACCTTTTAATATTTTTTCATAAAAAAAAGTAGAAGATTTAAAAAGATTATCTAGTATATATTTTTCTGATTCATTAAATTTTGTAATATTATCATTTAATATATCAAATAATAAATATATTGGATGTTTAATGATATTTGCATAAATTATAAGATTATCATGCATTTTAATAATATTAGATTTTGATGTTCCTGTAGTTGTTTCTATAAGTAAAATAATAAATAAGTATTGATAATATATATATATTGATTTTTCTGTAAGAGCTGTGTAAAAAAGATCAATATTATATATTGTAAATTTTTCATTATATATTTCTACTATTTTATCTATAATATCTTGATCATTATCTATAATATTAAATATATAAGTTTTATATATTTTGTTGTATATTTCTTTTTGATTTTTAATAGTATCAGATATATATGAATTTATAGAAAAGTTTGTAGAAGAACACATCAATTTTGATATATATTCATTATCTTTATATTTAGGTATAGTTTCTAAATTATAATCTTCCTCTAAATTTAAAAAATTATTTTTTTTTTCTTCAAATCTACCACCATGTAATAAATATTTTCGTATTACATTTTTTGAGGATTTATTATTTTTCGAATATTCTTTCACTATTTTTTTCATTAATATATGAATATAAAAAGATATAAAAAAAAAAACATATTATTTATTATGTTAAAAAAAATTAATTTAGCCAAATATTTGTTTTTAAGAGAAATATTTCCTGCTAATATTCGTTTTTTTCCAAGATATATAATTGTTTTACCACGAAAATGGAAAGAAATTGAATGGTGGTTAACAGGATATAATTCATCATAATATAAATTTAAATTTATAGATATTTAAAATTATATTGAATATATATAACAAATAATGTCCGAAGTATTAAAAACAGCTGTAAGTACAATATCAAATTATTGGTACACCGAAAAAGATAGTTCTATATTAGCACAAAACAAAGAAATACTAGAAATAGGAAATATATTAAACAGTTTATTTATAGATAGACAAACAATTGAAATACCTAGATTAGTTGTAGTTGGTAGTCAATCTTCCGGTAAAAGTTCTTTATTAAATTCTATTTTAGGAATGGATATATTACCTACAGGTAACAATATGGTTACAAGATCTCCATTACAAATAGAACTAATACAATCCAGTGGAAATGTAACTAAAGGAATATTTGGAAATTATATAGAGGGGAAATGGCAAAATTTATATGAATTAGATCTAGATTATCCTGAAACAACAGATGAACAAAAAAATTCTATTTGTGATAAGATAGAAGCTATTACAAAAGAAAATGCTGGAAATAATATGAATATATCATTTACACCTATTTATTTAAGAATTTATAGTCCCAATGTTCCTAATTTAAGTTTAGTAGATTTACCTGGGTTAACCATGGTAGCTTGTACAGATAAAGGTCAACCAAAAGATATTAAAGATCAAATTAAAAAAATGATAGGAGAATACATAAAACCTAGTAAAACAATAATTTTAGCTGTTATGCCTGCACGAACTGATATAGAAGCAGATATAGCATTAGATTTAATAAAAGAATATGATCCAAAAGGGAATAGAACAGTTGGAATACTAACAAAATTAGATTTAATGAATGAAGGAACTGATATAACAAATCTTTTAGAAAATAAAGTTTCAATTGATCTCCAACTTAAATATGGTTATTATGGAATAAGAAATAGAACTAAAAAAGAAACAAATGAATGTAATGTAATAGACGGATTAGAAATAGAGCAAAAATATTTTAATAATCATCGAATATATTGTAATCAAAAATATAAGGAAAATTTAGGAATACCTAGTTTATGTAGAAATCTTAGTACTATCTTAGTGAATTCAATTAAATCATGTTTACCTAAAATATTATCTGAAATTAATCAAAATATAACAGAAAATGGTATTAAATTAGAAAAATTAGGGACGACACTTCCAGAAAATGATCAAGCTAAATCAGCCTATATACATCATTTACTATCTAAATTTTGTAGAAAATTTATTTCAACATTAGAGGATAGAGGCAAAAATATAAATAGTGGTAGAAATATAAAAGATTTATTTATTGATTATAGAAGTAATTTAGTAAATATTGATCCATTTAGTGAAGAAAATTGTAGTAACCAATATATAGAAGAATCTATTAGAAATTGTGAAGGAAATCATATGTCATTTCCTTCTCCACCAATTGAAGTTTTAGAACAAATAATGAAAGACGAATACAAAAAACCGATTAGTAAATTATATGAACCTTCTAAAATATGTGCTGATAATGTAATGAATGAACTCGTTGTTTTGACTAATATTTTATTGGATGACATAGGGATAATACGATTTCCTTTATTTACCAAAATTATAAAAACAGAATTATTAAATAATCTTTTAATAGATAATCTAAATAATACTCTAAAAAAAATTTTAGAATTAATAGATATGCAACAAAATTATTTATGGACTGATAATATAAATTTCATAGAACTGTTATCTAACAATTCAGATAATAATTTACAAGTTACTTTAATGAGAAAATTATTAAAATTTTATTACAGTCATGTTGTACAATGTTTACAAGATAGTATTCCAAAATGTATTATGTTCTTTCTTGTTAAAAAGACCGAAGATTGTCTTTCTACTAATTTGTATGAAAAAATTAAAAATGAAAGTGTTGATAAAGTATTATTAGAATATGATGATATTCATACACAAAGAATGGATATTGAAAAATCAAATAGAGAGCTGTATAATGCAAGAAAACTGATAGAGTCGTTATAAATTTATTATATAATCATAATATTTACTATCATTCTGTTGATCTTACACATAATATATTATATAATACTGGTAAATTATTGATTTTCATAGAGTAGCAGGTTTTCATATATTTTATTAAATTTATTTAAAATTTTCCCATATATCTTTATAATTAGGTATTGAATTATCTAAATTACTAATTTTTTCTCTTAATTTATCAAGTTTTCTAATAAGTTGATTTCTAGTAGGCAGCTTATTTTTTTCTGCTTTTCTTTGTACATATTTATCCATTTTATAGATAAAATACATCTATATTTGTTCCATTTTATTTTTTAATCCATCTAAAATTAAAATTTTATATAAACATTATAATAAATTTGATTTAAAAATAAATTTACATTACTCAATATAAATGAATAATAAAAATAGTCTATATTCAAGACAGATAGGAGTGATAGGTAGAGATACTATGTTGAAATTATCAAATTTAAAAGTATTTGTATTTGATTTAGATACGGTTGGAATAGAAATAGCGAAATGCTTATGTTTATTAGGAATAAAAAAACTATATATCAATGATAGTCGAAAAATTACAGATATAAATAAAGGAAGAAATTATGCTATAGAATCTACTGAAAAAGGTAATATAATAGCAGACAAAACCTTAGAATATTTAAAAAATCTTAATATGTATGTAGAGATTATAAATTCAAATTTAACAGATGAAGTATTAAACGAAGTTGATATTGTAATTCAAAGTAAAATACGTACTAAATTAGATTCATTAGATCTAAATGATAGATGTAGAAAGCATAATACAAAATATATATTAGCAATTGTTATAGGATTAACCGGATATATTTTTAGTGATTTTGGAAATAAACATAAAATTATAGATAAAGATGGTGAGAAATGTAAATCAGCATATATTACAAATATATACAAGGAAGATAATAAAATTTGGATAAAATTAGCAGATGATGATAACAATTTTTCATCAGGAGATTTATTTAGAATTCTTTTTAATACAGAAAAAGATAAAATATTTGAAATAAGTAATATTAATAATAATTTATTTTGGATAAAAAATGATGATACAATAGATATTGAAAATTTGAAATTACACAATAATGTATTAATTCAAGAAGAAAAAGAAATTTTAAATATTAGTCATAGTGATTTACGAACACATATAAAAAAAAATAACTTTCCTGATATTGTAATTAATATGGAAGATAAAGATGTTTCAATTATTCAAAAAGATATATATCATATTATAGTAGATTCAAAAAAATTAATAGATGATAATCATTATACACAAAATATTATAAAAGGTAAATATGAATTTCCTATAATAGGAAGTATTATTGGTGGTATAGTAGGACAAGAGGTAATAAAAATAACCGGAAAATACATACCTTTAAATCAGGAATTTTTAATAGATTATTCTGAGATATATAACAAGAAAACTTTATATAAATCATGTAAAAATAAAAAGAAACAAGATATATATAATTTCTTATCAAAAGATTTATTGAAAAAATTAGAAAATTTAAATATATTTTTAGTAGGCTGTGGTGCGCTTGGTTGTGAATATCTAAAATTATTTAATATGTTAAATATTTCAACTAATAAAAAAGGAAAAATAACTGTGACGGATATGGATAAGATTGAATTATCTAATTTAAATAGACAATTCCTATTTAGGATGGAAGATATTGGAAACTATAAATCAACTACAGCAAAAAATAAAATTTTAGAATTTAATCCTAATTTAAATATTAATGATTTGACTTTTGCTGTAGAAAGAAAAAATGAACATTATTTTAATAGAGAATTTTGGGAAAAACAAGATATAATTGTAAATGCATTAGATAATGTAGAAGCAAGACAATATGTTGATAGTAAATGCTTAGTTTATAATAAACCTTTATTTGAAGCAGGTACATTAGGTATAAAATGTAATACCCAATGTATAATTCCTAATATAACAAACAGTTATTCTGAAACACAAGATCCAGTAGATAAGTCTATACCAGTATGTACAGTTAAACATTTCCCCTTTAAAATAGAACATTGTATTGAATGGGCATTAGAAATTTTTAATATATATTTTAATGAAACTATATTAGATATTTTTGAATTATCAAAAGGAGATGTAAAATTTAGAGAATATATAGGTATAATAGATAATGATACTATTCTTAATAATAAATTACAAAATATAATAGATATGAACATGATATTACATAATAAAAATTTAAATGATGTCGTAAAATTTTGTATAAAAACATATAATAAGATATTTGTAGATCCTATTAAACAATTATTACATACAATACCAGCAAATAAGATTAACGAGGATGGAAGTCAATTTTGGAGTGGAAATAAATTAATGCCAAATATATTAGAATTTAGTGATAATACAAATTCAGTACCTTTTATATCAATTTTTTCAAAAATTATATGTAGATGTTTGAATATTGAATTTAATATTGATAAAATAAATAATTTACATGATGTAACTCTTACAAATTCTAATTTTATAGTTAGTAATAATTATCATTATAAAATAGATTCTAAAGATTCTATGAAAGAAGGAGATTATAATTTAGATTTTAAAAATACTAATAAAACTTTATTAGATAGTATACTAAAATTCAATATACATAAAGATATTAAATATAATACAGAAATTTTCGATAAAGATGATGATATGAATAATCATATTGAAATGATATGTTTATTGAGTAATATAAGAGCAAATATTTATAATATTAAAGAAATAGATAATTTAGAATGTAAATTGATAGCAGGAAGAATTATACCGGCATTATCTACTACAACTACATTAGTTACAGGATTATCAATGATGGAAATTATTAAATATTTTTATAATACTCTTTCAGAAAATAATAAAAAATTGGTTTATAAAGATAATTTTGTAAATATTGGATTAAATCTATATTTACAATCTCAATCACAGAAAAATAGTAAAATAATTTCAGGTACTTATCATAATTTATATGGTTGTAAAATAAAAACAGTACCAGAAGCATTTTCTAATTGGGATTTTATAAAAGTTTTTAGAAAAAAACATAATATAGATGATATTAATAATCTATTAAATTATTTACACAATTTTTATAAAATAAATATTAGTATGTTAGTATGTGAAAATAATATATTATATGATACTTTTAATAAATCTGTTAATAAAAATAAAAAATTTTTTGAAATTTATAAAGAATTAGAAATCAACAAAAGTGAATATTTGATACTTGAAACATCATGTTATGATAATAATATACCTTTATTAACTCCAAAATTAATTTATTGTTGGGATAAATAAATGTTACTTTTTATAAGTAAAAGAAAATGATATATAATCTCTATTAATATTATTATGGTAATAATTAATATAATATTATTTATTATTATTATTTTAGTTATATTTCTTTTAATTAAATTTTTAATATTTAGTAAAGAATTATCATTAAATTTAAAAAAAAGTATATTCAATGATAATGATAATACAAAATTAGAATTTTATAGTAACATAGATAAAAATCCAAAAATAAAAAAATCAAATATTTATTTTTTAATAAAAATTGATGATGATAATAATATTTATAAATTAGTATTTAAACTATTTGATGATATTGTTCCTATAACCTGTAAAAATTTTAGAATATTATCAACAAAGGGTATTAAACAAAAAAGTTATAAAAATAGTAGATTTCATAGAGTTATAAAAAATTTTATGATACAGGGAGGTGATATAATAAATGGAAATGGAACGGGTACAATGTCAATATATGGAAATAAGTTTAATGATGAAAATTTTAAAATACCACATAATGAGGAAGGATTATTATCTATGGCAAATTCTGGACCTAATACGAATGGAAGTCAATTTTTCATAACAACTAATAAAGCAAGTCATTTAGATAATAAACATGTTGTATTTGGTAAAGTAATAGAAGGAATAGATGTAATACGAAAGATAGAAAATTTAAAAACTGATGATAATGATAAACCATATAGTAATATAAAAATAATAGATTGTGGTGAAGTAAAATAATTTATAGATAATATAATAAATATATCAAATTAAGTATAAAATTAAAAAAAAAAATCAGATAAATAATAGATAATGAATAATATATCTAAAGAAGATTTTAATCAAAAAAAAAAATTTACAATTTCAAATCAGATCGGAGGTAAAGGTACTTTAAGAAGAAAAG